GCAAGCAAGCAAGCAAGCAAGCAAGCAAGCAAGCAAGCAAGCAAGTAAGGTATAACTGCGCCCTTTTTTCGTATAAAACAACATATATTCGTGATGGATAACCGTCTTACCTGACGGGGTATTATGCCCTGTCATGTAAGGCGGTTTTTGCGCGTATAAGCTCTTGTCAATGGATATGTGGTCTTGTGCTTGCACAAAAGACCACATATCCATTAGACAAGGCAACGGACATGAGCATGTAGCACGATAGTGCGGGATGCGAATGCCCGTAGAATTGCGAAAGCGCGAAGCGCGGAGCAATTCGTAGCTTATACGCGATGATATCAAAATAAATAATTTCAAGGAGGATTTTACATGAAGAAAAAACGAAAATTAGGAAAGAAGCTGCTGAGCTTTGTGCTCACGCTGGTAATGGTGTTCAGTACAATGACCGGGATAGTGCCGTTTATGGATACTTCTATGACGGTAAAGGCAGAAGTGGCAGATAAGACCGTAGCAGGTCTTGGTACAAGTGCAATCATCAATCCGACATCGACAGAAAGTTCAGCGGCAGCGTGGGCAGGAAACTATGTCTACTACGGAAAATACGACGGAACAAGTCCGACCAAATACCGTGTGCTTGACAGGGCATCAAGTGACTTTGACGTTGCTGGCGGCAGTCTGCTTTTGGACTGTGATACGACACTTTATAATGCAAAATTTCATGATGACAAGAATAATACATGGTCAAGCAGCTCTTTAAAGTCAGGACTACAGGGAACTGCTTTTTTGAACAAATTAGGTGTATTTACGGAGCAGGAGAAAGGTGCGATCGCATCAAGCACGAAGTCTACCTATGCCCAAAATGATGGTAGTGGAGATGAAAAAGACCATATCTATGCTGCCCTGAGTGCTGATACCGTTTTTGTATTGGATGGGAAGGAAGCTTCCAGAGCAAGTTATGGATACGCATCTAATGGCACTAGAAAAAAGAGCGGGACGGCGAATTTACAAAACAGTTGGTGGATGCGGTCGTCCACGAAGGTACCGAGTTTGGCCGGCTTCGTGTACGGCGGGGACGGCATCTTCTACAACTACGGTGGGGGGAAAGAGATTGGTGTCTGTCCCGCTTTTAATATCAATCTGTCATCTGTTATCTTCTCATCGATTATCACTGGTACTGCTGGCGAGGCAGGAGCAGAGTATAAGCTGACACTTTTAGATGATAAGATGAGTATTGCTCTGACATCTGGTCAAAAGGTGGCAAAGAGCGGAGATACACTGACGATACCGTATACGGTAAGTGGAGATAACAGCGGTAACGTGACGCAGGTATCGGTGCTTGTGACAGATAAGGCGTACACTGAATCAGATGCAAAAGTTGTTAAGTATGGGAAATTAGCAGGCGTGGATAGTTCTTCTCTGAGCGGAACAGGAACTTTTGAACTTCCGTCCGAATTGACAGGAACTCTTGGAACGGATTATCATATCTATCTTCTGGCAGAGGATGTAAAAGGAAAAATGGAAACAGACTATGCGAATCTTAAGGAGATTACAGTGGACGATATAAGTTCCAAATCCGCACAAACCGTTACTCCCCCGACTGCAGCAACTAATCTTACCTATACAGGTCAGGAGCTGGCTTTGCTGACAGGTGGTGCAACAGTGGTATCAGGTAATACGACAGGTACTTTTGAGTACATTGTAACTCCTGCGGATAGTACCTCATGGAAATCCGGTTGGACTGATGTTAAAGCAACAAACGCCGGAGAATACAAGGTATATTATAGGGTGTCAGGAAATGAGACTTATGCTGATTTTGTAAGCTCCGATGAACAGGCTATTTCTGTTAATATAGCAAAAGCCGCCCCTGTAACACCTACGGATGCACAAAAGCCTGTAGCAAAAACAGGGGATGATGTAGTCTATACGGGAGAACCGATAGAACTTGTAAAAGCACCGACAACAGACTTACCATTGGATTATGAAGCAATTTACAGTACAGATGGAGTGAACTGGTCAAAGGGTATTCCAAAGGGAACAGACCCCAGAACCTATACCGTAAATGTAAAATATGTAAGTGCCGGTAATAACTGTGACGATATCACACTTGATGATATTACAGTAACCATTACTCCGCCAGATAAGACGGCATTGACTGATGCCATTACCGCTGCAAAAGAATATTATGACACTATAAAAGACAATGCTGATTATAAAGAAGCAGCAGATAAGTTAGACAAGGCGATTAAGGAGGCAGAAGCAGTTGCAAAAGCGGATAAGGTAACCAAATCTGAAGTAAGCACTGCGACAGAAACAGTTACTAAAGCAAAAGCCACTGCCGAGGCAGAGGTTAAGGATATTGATGATACAAAAGCAGTTCAGGCAGTAAGTGACAAGATAGCAGCTCTTCCTGCAAAGGATGAGGTAACCAAAGAGGATAAGACAGCGATAGAGGAGGCGAGAGCAGCATACAATGCTCTTACAGAAGCCCAGAAGGATAAAGTAACTCCTGAAAAGCTTAAGAAGCTGACAGACGCGGAGGACAAGCTGGTGATCCTGCAGGTCATGAGCGAGGTTTCAGCAAAAACCGGTAGTGACATGACCTATACCGGAAATCCGATACAGCTGATTAATGTGCCGACAACCAAACTGCCCGAAGGATACAAAATGGTATATGCCGTAACCACCGAGAACAAGGCTCCGACGGATGAATCGGCTTATACCGAAGCCATCCCTGCAAAAACCGAAGTTGGCACCTAAATCACAACACGCCACGGCGCAAAGATGATTTTCTCATTTTCAATTTTTCAAAAAAGGTACTAATAAAGCAAGAAAACGGGGGAAAAGGGGCAAATAATGTAGAGGTGTTTGCAACGAGCAGAGTTGGAACATTGGTTACAACTAAGAAATCGTGCTAAGGGGCAGAATCACATGGATTTTTGATGGAGAGACCGGAATCGGTCTTATTTTTTTGCTTTCTTTCCTTGGGGAGGGTATTAATACCCGATTCCTACCAAGATAACTACCCAGGTAGCAAAATGCCCACCAGACAGATGAGGCTGGTGGACAATTGCGTTTTTTCAGCGAAATCCTCGTGAGGGACATCGTGAGGGACTCCGTGAGGGACATTGTGAGGGACAGTTTCCGAAACTCAATACTTGCTGTGCTGGTTTCCGTGGGTTACACAGTAATTCGGAAGGTTGATGTAAGGTTTTTATTGGTTCAATACCTGGATTAGTCCCGTATCGTTACCTTGGGTATCAATTCGGGTGAGTGATCCATCTTCCAGATCTTGTGGAACCTTCTCTTTCCAACCTTTTTTCATCTTTTAGCATATCAATAGTCCGGGTAAGCTGCCGTCTGGTCAGATTAAGCTGATCTTGGATTTCATCGAGCTTGATGCCGGGATTGTTTTGTATGAGGGCAAATACCAGCTCTTTGCGTTCTGTCCAGTCCACTCCGGTTTGATTATTACCCGGATCATTACCTTGATTGTTACCGTTTTTATTACCTTGGTAATAATTCAGGTTCTTCAGCGTCAGGAAAAATGAACCGTGTTCCGAGCGAAATGCAGGAGCAAACTCCTCTGTATAGTTATGCTGGAACTGGTAATCTTCGATGATCTTCTTAAAGCCGCTGCCGCGCCGCTCCATATAAATCAGGCGTGTGAACACATCGGCGATGATAGGATTCCGGCGCTGCGAGGGAACGGTCATGATGTCCCTGTCCTGTACATTTATCCCGTCAAACATTCCTCCGGGGGAGTAGATTTCGAGTCGATCATCAAAAATATCGATGTGAACTTCACTGCCGAAAACGAGGTAATCCCGATGTATAAGGGCGTTAACGATACCTTCGGTCACAGAACGCTCTGGGTAGTCGGGAAGCTCAACACGTCGATCCGGTTCCTTAAACCAGCCTTTATGGGAATTTCGCTTCACAAATGCTTCTCCTTCCTGAAGGAGTGTGATCAGGCTTCCTGTGTATTCGGCATCATCGAGGGCATCCTGAAGCCCGGACGCCTTCGTCAGTCCGTTCCATCTTGTGCAGAAGAGACGGGACTGGTAAATAGGGCAGTTGTCCGCAAGCAGCGCACCTGCATTTGTGAGGTTGCCATTGACATCCCTGATGCCGAACGACTCGTAATCAGTGTCCTGAAAATCTTTATGCGCTCTCTGGTAATAAGTTGAGATAAGCTTGGTAAAAGCCATCTTGGAGAATTCGTATCCTGATGGAAGGCTGTCAAAGCTGCGCCCGGAGCCTTTAAGGGTGAGTTCTCTCAGTTTGGCAGAATTACAGATGACGCTTTCGTTCCCAACGCGATGATAGGCAGTTCTCTCACTTTTGCCTGCATAGAAATACGGCGTTTCTGAGCCGGGATAAACCTCAACGATGATCAACTTCTTTCCGTCAATGGTAGCAAAGCGCAGATTAAACGGCGGGATAGGGTCCATCCTGTCCCGCAGCACACGGCTGATTTTTTCAGAATCGCCCTCTGCATCGGCAAGACCTACTACTTCATTGGTCTTATCGACAATACCGAAGATCAGGGAGCCGCCGATGCCATTGGCAAAGGCGCTGATGCTCTTGCACCAGCTTCGGGGATCCTTTTCTTCAAGCATTTCTTTTTTGTCATACTCGGTTGCTTCGCCGATGAGGTTTTTAATTTCATCTTCCTGTATGATGTACATGGACTGTCACCTGCTTTCTTTCATTATGTAGTATCGGCAGTAAGCTGTGGAATATACATATCATGATTTATTCCAGTTAACGCTTTCCATCATCATATCAAAATGCTGCTGTTGATCCATTGCCCGGAAGATACGCTCAAAAATATCACGGTAACGTTCCAGATCGCTCTCGTCCTCAATGAAGTGATCTTCGGCAATGACGGATGGAGGTGTTGTGATCTTGGAGATAAATGCCTCAGCAAGGTTATATTCAGATGTATCGAGCGTCCCATCGGAAAGGCGGTTGAAGAACTTGTCCTCCCGTTCTTTCAGAATGGTATTTATGAGCTTCTCGCCATCATAGCCACAGAGCTGCACAAAGTAATACTCCAGTATCTGATGCATGACATTGATAAGCGCAGTGGGGCTGCTAAGTTCCCTGTATTCGCTCCAGAGGGTGAAATAACTGTTCTTGACCGGATTATAGTTTTCATGTTGACCGGCACTGAAAGGCCTGACGCAGCGCTTACATTCTGAACGGCTATTTTCCTTACGAACCAGGAAAAATGAGGTCGTGTCATAATAATCAGCTACGGAACGGCCTGCGGTGATGTCCCTGTGGAAGTGTACATTATGTGTAAGTATAAAAATCTGGTCAATCTGGGCATCCCCATACTTGTCGTCCACAAGGGTGCCGCGCATCCTGCAACGCTCGGCAAGCTGCTTTACAAGGGAGCCTATGATGTATAGGGCACTATCATCCATGCTGGAGACCGGGTCATCGATCACGACGACCTTAGGCTTCTTCCTTTTGTTGTCATCATCATCTTTGAAACCGAGGACATCATAATAGAAATACAGGAAGGCGATGAAGCTGCGCTCGCCCTCGCTCAGCTTGTCGGCAACTTCATAAGGCTTACCGTCCTTCATCCGCATGACGGCGTATACATTTTCCCTGCCATCCTCCGGACGGAGCTCGAACCCCTGGAAATTAGAGTGCCGTAAGAGGTCATTGATCTTGGACATTGCTTCCTCAGTAGGGACACCTTCTGAGTTGGCGTCCTCAAGCTCCTTCTGGAGTTTGACCAGTTCTTCTTTTTGAGTTTTAAGCTGAGCGGAAAGATTCGTTCGTTGCGTCCCAGTGTCCTTCAGCTCTTTGCGGTATTTCTTGTTATCATCCTCGAGCAGAAATACCACATACTCCCATACTTTCTTTTTCAATTCTTCCTCTTTGTCGCCACGTTCTTTGAAGAGTTTGTTATTCTCATCAATCTTTGCATTAAGATCCTTCACAGTCTGTTCTATCGCTTCAATAGCAGAGCGGATGTCCGGAAGCGTATACTTGCCGGAGGGGTTAGCAATTTTCTCACGGATGGTGTTCAGGCACTCCTGAGTTACAGTGCCGAGGGTTTCAATCTGCGCATTAAGAGCAGATGTGGAAACAGCAGGAAACGGATTCTTTGCCAGTTCTTTAAGAGAAAGATAAAGGGCGGACAGGTATCTCTTGAAAGAGTCCAGGTAGGCGTTCAGGTTTGCCATGTTGCTGGCGTAGTCCTCGTTAAATAGATCAGCAATATCCTGCTTGAAATCGTCCGGGAGTTTCTGCCTGCAGAAAGGGCATAACCCGTCATTGTTCCCTTCGTGATACACATAATGATCAACGCCTGTCTGCACCCAGGTCATGGCATCCAGCTTCTTGATGAACAGGGCATATGGCCTGTCGCTGCTGCTGGTGATTTCTGTGCCCATTAGCTCTGCTCCGGACAGGGATTCAAATGCGTATGCATCTTCAGGAAAAGACATCGTGGTATATCTCTGGAGGTCTGATGAGAAGAGGGCATTATATTCCTCGGTGAGAGCCTTGGGATCATGCTCAACGGGAGTGGTGATTGCACACTTTGCGCTGGCCTCACGAAAGAAAGGTTCCTTTCCGTTCAGGCAGCCAGCCATTGATCTCTTGAAGGTCTTTCTGCAATAGTCTGTCAGTTTCCAAAAGGGATCCACGTATTTTTTTGCAATATCATCATCGGATAACAGCTTGCCAATTGCTTCCTGTGAGTCTGTTATTTCCTTTGTTTTATCCGTTATTTTACCTTTGATGGCATCCTGCTTTTTAATCGCCTGGTCATTGGCTTTATGGAATATCAGGCGACCGGTCAGTCCAGTATAATCCGTGAAATTCTCATCGATGTAATCCTGATCGTAAACCTTTACATCAAAAGAATCCTTTGTCTTATAATCTTCCCAAGTAACGCCGTCATCTTCCTCAATGGCTTTTGTTATCGTGGATTTTCCAGCGCCATTCCTGCCAAAGAAATAGTTGACAAGAGTGGGTGTAATGGGTTTTGTATTACCCTCGAAGGATCTTTTTGTGGGAAGTATCGTTTTGATGGCGGCGGTCTTTTTGTCTAAAATCTCATCTTCTTGCATAATAGCTCCTTTCCAGCGACCATGTATATTAGAGTTTTCCCTCAAGCACCAGCTTATCGATTTCTGAAAGCCTGAATTTGTACCGTTTTCCCACCTTGTTTGCGGGGAGTTTCCCGGAGCGTACCCAGGTACGGACGGTGTCAGGTGTGACACTTAAGTGTTTTGCCACATCTTCGATATTCACCCATTTTTCGTTTTCAGTTTCTTTCTCCTTGCCCATAGTATTCATTCTCCTTCAGTTTTTTGGGGTTTGAAAGCTTTACATGACGGCTTAACGTGGTGATCAGGTCGGCATTCTTTACGGACCAATGTATCTCAGCAAGTTCGCTGGTGCGTGGTCTGGTAACGATATGGAGGTCATGCACAAGCGATTCGAGTAGCGACTGGTCTATGGAATCGGACATCCTAAAGCTAAAATAAATGATTCCGCGTTGGACATTGATATCAGTCAAATGTCCATAATGAAATTTCTGCGTTGGATCGACTTCACCATTATATCTGCGAGTCTTGTTTGCCACAATGGTGGGAAACTTCATGATCTCGGCTATTTCTTTTCTTGTGAGGGGCTTAAGCCATCTGGCTACCGGCCTTTCCGTAGCATACTCTTCACACAGGCAGCGCTCAGGAGACATCTGAAAATGCAGCGACCGTAGCTTCTCCCCGTCAATAACAAAAAGGTTGAAATAATCATAGCTGATGTCAATGGGAAAAGGGACATCGCTTGTTTCGTCAGCAATCACATTCCCTTCGACATTAGCAATCGTGACCATTTCCGGTCTTTTCTGACAGAACATACCCATGAGCTCCGCATAGGCTTCGGGGGAAAGCTCTTTTTTCAGATGCCCCGCGCCATTCTCAGGAACTTTGGAGGAGGGCAGGGTATTATGTTGTGAAATCATGTCGTTCATACTGCCAGACCTCCTTACAGGTGCAGATCACCAAGAACAGTTCCAACGATAATACCGTTGTTGATGTAGTTTGTGCTCTGCCCGCCTTTTGCATATTCTTCATTTCCATGAGAATCGTTTCTAAAGGATTCATTCTCTGGCTCGATTACATCGCCTTCCACGACAGGGATATCATATGCCGCAGAGTCAGATGTGTTGTCACCGTATGCTTCCGGGAGTTTTGCCTCTACCTCTGGAAAGTTTGGGCGGTTTACGACAAGGTCAGTTCGGAATCCCTTCGCAAAGGATGGATTATAATCACCTGTGTCGTTGGGGCTTTCCTTATCAAGATAGATCAGCTTGATGGTATCCTGTCCGTGCTTATTATCCGGTCTGTTCTGCAGGATATAGTTCCAAACGCCCAGAAGGAAAGGCTGTACATCGATGGTTTTTGCCTGTACAAGGTCTTTCTTTTTGATAGGGGTACAATTCTTGCCACATAGAAGCTCATCATCCCGATTTATGTCTTCATCCTTCTTTATCACATACAGGATCTTTCTGACAGCGAGGTCAAGTGGATATATTCCATCATCTCGCTTTTTCATCGCAAAGTATCGCATGAGAATCACTGACATCAGGTATAGGGCACGGTCGGTGTCATGCGTAATCTTTTCGCGAAGGCTCTCCTTATATTCATACTTGCGAAACGGCATGGACATGCCGTAGTCGCTTTTGCAGTTCTTGTATTTTGATACGCTGTCGCCAAAGTCACTCTGTTTATTGAAATTCGCAAGCCCACTTCCGGGAAGCTCTACCAGGGCTTTCATGATGTATTCGTCACGGACATCTCCTTTGATGCCCTTATATCCCTTTGTGGGAGAAACACGCTCACGGCTCGCTTCCACAAGAAGGGTGAAGAATACGCCTCCACAGAGATATGGCATAGTCTGTTCACTCATAAGGAACCCTCCCCACATATCGGATACCGGCAAACTGAGCGACCTTTATTTTTCTTTGAGCGACGTAAATCAACACCTAAACCGTCGCTTGCGGAAATTGACCGTGTTAGTGCGCTACTCCAGAATCTTAAGGGAAAGGAGGGGCGCAGATCGCCTGTCAGTATTCGGATAAAAAAACATATAAACACACACAAACCATTATAACATGACGGGCGATTTTTAACAACATAGGTTAACGAAAAATTTCCCGCTTTGCGGAAGTACTCGAGTTTACGCAGGGCGGTGGACATTAAAAGGAAAAACGGAACAAGGGATATCTATACCTTTTTCCAAATTTCCGAAGTCCACCGTTTACTTGTCGTGCTTGGGTATATCTCCAAAGCACACGGTCGGTGAATCTCCGGAAACGCCGGCCTTTTTCGTGTCCACCGCTCTGCTGGAAAAGCAGAAAGGAGGACGCGAAGATGCGATTCCACAAAACACCAAGTATCAGTAAGGAAAAGAAGGAAGAACTGCAGCAGAAGATTGCTGCGGAGACTGACCCGGAGAAGAAGGAGAAGTTACGCCTGTCAGATCCCAGAGCCGTCTACAAGCAGATAGACGATTTCGGCAATGTCGTAGCTGTCTTTGATCCGGAAAAGGACACCACTCTGGACGTGACCATTGCCGAGAAGAAAGAAATCAAGGACAAGCTTCACAAGGTAGATGATGCCGAGGCCAGATGGAACAGCAAGGAGATTAGGCTTGACGATTTTGACAAGGCACTCCGCCAGCAGGAGCGTGAGCAGTTTATCAAGAAGTTCCGGGAAGAGAATGGCTATGATCCCACTCCCAAAGACCTGCCCAGTATGCATCGCACCTATTACTACTATGACACACCTACAGAGAATGAGGAGGAGGGCGAGAATGAGCTCGGTGATTCCTCTCATGTACAGGAGATGATGTCGGTCAATCCCTTTGCAGATGAACCGGAGACCGCTGTGGAATGTATGAGAAGGCTTATTAAGGGCTTCAAGCCGAGGGAGCGGACAGTATATGAAATTTGCTTCGAGAGAGGTGAGACCCAGATATATGCCAGCCAGCAGATGGGCGTATCAGAGCAGTGGGTCGGTCAGATTGTAAAGGACATCATGGCAAAGCTTGCTGAATCGGAAGAATTAAAAAAACATTTCCGTTTACTTTAGATTCCGGCTTTTTGTGCGGCCTTTAGAACTGTAAGAGCAATAAGGCACCCATGAAAGGAGGAATCAGTTATGGGTATGAAGCACAGAGTCAGGATCAATGTGACTGATACAGCCACGGCAAAGAAGCGTGTACTCGAGGGAGCCGACCGCAGGCTCCCCCGGAGGCTGCTCCGTTTTCTGTTTGGTGATTTCCAGCAGGTTTACTTGCTTTCACCGGGACAGTCAGTTGAGTCAGTTGAGATTCAGGAGGTAAAGCCTGAAGCGGCGGTAGCAAAGGAGGGCGGCAGATGAAGCTATATGAAGTGAATTACGCCATCCAGCAGGCTCTCGACAGACTGGATTTTGATCCGGAGACCGGCGAGATCGGAGAGAACTTTGAAGAGGTGATGAAGGAGCTCGATTCGCTGGAGATGGAAAGAGACCGCATCCTCGAATATGTCGCAAAGGTAGCACTTAATATCCGCTCGGATGTTGCGGCACTTAAGGCAGAAGAGGAGAGGCTCTCAAAGAGGCGTAAGGCCTTGGAGCGTAAAGAGGAGAAGCTTGTAAACATCTTAGACCGTGAGTGCGATGGGCAGAAAAAGGATCTCGGTTTTGCGACTGTTTCCTATAGAAAGTCGGAGAGGGTCGAGGTTATAGACTCTGCCAAAGCCTGTGAGTGGCTGCATGCGAATGGACATAACGACTGTGTTCGCATTCCGGCACCGGAGGTCAGAAAAGATGATGTGAAGAAGCTGATTAAAAATGATGCGGTTGTTCCCGGCGTGAAGCTGGTGGTTTGCAGCAACTGCTCACTTAAGTAAAGGAGGACTGATATCAATGTTACAGATTTCACAGGGTAAGATCGCAAGACCGCTCAGGGTGGTCGTGGATGGAGTTGAGGGCGTGGGCAAGACCACATTTGTATCCCATTTTCCTGACCCGCTGTTCATCGACCTGGAGAACGGCACGGACTCAATGGATGTAAAGAGAACGCAGAAGCCACGGTCATGGCAGGAGCTTCTGCAGCTGATAAGGGATATCGTAGCAGACCCGTCAGTATGCAAGACGCTGGTGGTAGATACCGGGGACTGGGCGGAGACCTTATGCATCAAATATATCTGCGAGAAGTTCAGGAAGAACGGACTTGAAGGCTTTGATTATGGCCGTGGATATGTGTATCTGCGCGAGGAGTTTGAGAACCTGCTGTTAGAACTGGATAAGGCTATCGCGGCAGGAATCAACGTGGTGATCACGGCTCATGTACAGATTAAGAAGTTTGAACTCCCGGATGAACAGGGAGCATTTGACAGGTATTCCCTGAAGCTCAGCAAGAATGTCTCCCCTATCGTCCAGGAGTGGTGCGACATCCAGCTGTTTGCGAACTTCAAGACCTATGTCATCGCCACAGATAAGCAGGGAAGTAATCACAAGGCCAGCGGCGGCTCAAAGAGGGTAATGTATGCATCTCATACTGCATCCTTTGATGCCAAGAACAGGCATGGGCTTCCGGACGAGATGGACTTTGATTTCAAATGTATAGCACACCTTTTCGGTGATGTTGCGCCGGCGCAAAAGGACAAAACTCCGACTGAGCAGCTTAAAGAGCTGCTGGAGAAGAGTGGTGTGACAGAGGCTGAGCTGCAGAAAGTTGTATCAGATAAGGATAAATATCCTGCAGATACGCCTGTAAGTGATTACGACAACAAGTTTATCACGGGCTGGGTTATCAAGTACTGGGATCAGATTATTCCGCTGGTTGAGGCAAACAGGAGGCGGTGATAAGTGATGGAGTCTTTTATCGTTACATTTTTATGTATGGCGGGAATGATCGGTCTGGGCGTACTGGCTGTGTACGTCATTTCGGAGCTTCATGATGTCAGGAAAAAGGAGAAGAGGAAACGTCAGGAGACCTTTGATGCCATGAACAGAAGCCTTGATCAGATTATTTCTGATATGGAGGACATCCGCAGGAGCCTGAAGAAGTGATATAAACGGGCTCCGCACCTATGTTTCAGGCCGCAGGAAAAATTTTCTAAAAAAATTTCAGATTTGCTTTAGATTCGTCAAAATCCTGCGGCCTTTAGAACTGTAACCGGAGATAGGTCGTAAGGCCTGAGCATAAGTCCAGAAGGAGGATATAACTATGGACGAGAACAAATTAATGGATTGGGATGACGAGATTGCCGAAGACGGTCAGCAGTTCGTCACTCTCACCGAAGGTGATTATCCTTTCGAGGTTACCAATTTCGAGAGGGCACATCATCCCGGGAGTGCCAATCTCCCCGCATGCCCCAAGGCATCGCTGACACTTAAGTTCGACACAAAGGAAGGTGTTGCATATTCATTCGTAGACCTGTTCCTTGTGAAGAAGATGGAGTGGAAGCTGTCGGAGTTTTTCAGGGCAATCGGCATGAAAAAGCACGGCGAGCGTGTGAACATGGATTGGAACAGGGTGATGGGTGCAAGGGGCGTAGCTCACGTAAAGCCTACAGAGTATACCAGCAAGAGCGGTGAGCAGCGTACCAAGAATGAGGTTGTCAGATTTCTCGATTATGACGAGAAAAACTTCCCGAATGACGGCTTCATGGAAATCCCGGATGGAGTAGCTGATGAGCTGCCGTTCAATTAAAGGAGGGAAGGGCTATGGAGCTAAGACCTTATCAAAGGGAAGCCGTAGCCGCCGTCCACAAAGAATGGGAGGAGGGCCATTTAAGAACCCTCCTCGGGCAGGCTACGGGTACAGGGAAAACGGTCGAGTTTTCTATCATAACAAACGACCAGGTAGGAAAGGGTGAGCGTGTTTTGCAGCTTGCCCATCGGGAAGAACTACTAACCCAAGCCGCTGATAAGTTAAAGGCTACGACAGGCCTTGATTCCGTAATCGAAAAGGCAGGGAGCTCCGCACTTGGGAGCCCCCTACCGGTTACGGTAGCCTCGATACAGTCTTTATCACAGCCTAAACGCTTGGAGAGATTTGATCCTGACTATTACCAGACCATTATCTGCGATGAAGCGCACCATGCTTTATCAGACAGCTACCAGAGAGTGCTTCTGCACTTTCCCAAAGCAAAGGTGCTGGGTGTCACCGCAACACCGGACAGAGGAGATAAAAGGAATCTCGGTGAGTATTTCGACTCGATGGCATATGAATATCCTATGTCAAAAGCCATAAAGGACGGCTGGCTGGTTCCCATAACAGCACAGTTAATCCCGCTGGAGCTTGATATCTCAAAGGTGAAAGTATCAAACGGTGATTTTTCTGTAAATGATATCGGATACGCTTTGGAGCCGTACCTGGAGCAGATAGCAGATGAGATGGTCACATATTGCAAGGATCGTAAGACAGTGGTGTTCCTGCCGCTTATCACTACAAGCCGGAGGTTCTGCGAGATGTTAAAGCGCAGGGGACTTAAGGCGGCGGAGGTAAACGGGCAGTCGGATGACAGACATCAGGTGCTGGATGATTTCGCAAACGGCGGATATGACATCTTATGTAACAGTATGTTGCTGACAGAGGGCTGGGATGCGCCGTTTGTAGATTGTGTTGTAATACTCCGTCCTACAAAGCTTAGGGGATTATATCAGCAGATGGTAGGACGAGGCACCAGGCTATCACCGGAGACAGGGAAAAAGGATTTATTACTCTTAGATTTCCTGTTTTTAACAGAGAGACATGACCTGTGCAAGCCTTCATCTCTTATATCAAAGGATCAGGCAATAGCTGACAGGATAGACAAGATGATGAAGGAGAATCCTGAAGGCGTGGACATCATAGAGGCAGAAGAACAGGCCGAGCGTGATGCCGTAGCAGAGAGGGAGGAGACGCTTGCAAGACAGCTTGCTGAAATGCGTGGCAGGAAGCGTAAACAGGTAGACCCGCTCCAATATGCTCTTTCAATAGACGCTGAGGACTTAGTGGGATATGTACCTTCATTCGCTTGGGAGATGGCACCGCCATCAGTAAAGCAGCTTAAATTCCTTGAAGGCAGGGGCATCTTTGCGGAGAGCGTTCCCAATGCCGGTATGGCGTCAATGCTTATAGACAAGCTTATACGCAGACAGGATGAGGGGCTTGCTACACCCAAGCAGATCAGATGTCTTGAGAAATACGGCTTCAGAAAGGTCGGAACCTGGCTTTTCGATGACGCAAGCAGAATGATTTCAATTTTGGCAGGTAACAGCTGGAGACTTCCAAGGGGAGTCGTACCGGCAACATACAGACCATAGGAGGGATTGATTATGGAGAAGAAAAAGGACGGGATGGTAAATCCCAGAGAACTTATCAGATGTGACATGCATGAGGATTGCTTTGCCTGTGTTAAGGGCAAGTGCATCGCCTTAAGTGACAATGATTTTGGCGGCAGGGACTGTCCCTTTTATAAGCCTCTCGATTCAGTAGATGAGGTATACAGGCTGAAGTACAGGAGGGGTAAGTGATGGATGCAAACATTTTATCAGCCTTAAAGGCGATACCTGTAGCGGAGCTCGACAGAGCTTCGTGGATACAGGTCGGGATGGCTCTCAAGGAGGAGGGCTATCCCTGCAGCGTATGGGATGACTGGAGCAGGAACGACACCAGATATCATGCCGGTGAGTGTGAGAAAAAGTGGGCAGGCTTTCATGGTAATGGTAAGCCTGTCAAGGCAGGAACCATTGTGGCTATGGCAAAAGAGCGTGGCTGGAAGGCTTTTGACGGTGAGGGCACTCTCAACTGGAATGATGAGATCGAGTATGACGGAGATTCATTTACGGGCTTCACTCCGGCAGATTCATGGAATCCGGTACAGGATTTAAAGACATACCTTCAACTGTTATTCGAGCCTGATGAGAAGGTTGGTTATGTGACGAACGATGTGTGGCAGGATGGGGACGGCAAATGGGTACCGTCAAAGGGCGTCTATTACATGACCGCAGGCGAGATCATAAAGTACCTTGATAAGCATCCTGATGATCTGGGAGCAACTATCGGAGACTGGAAACCGGAGGTAGGTGCGTGGATCAGGTTCAATCCCTTAGACGGGCAGGGTGTTAAAAACGAAAATGTCACTCGTTTTACCTATGCACTGGTTGAATCAGATACCCTGCCGATTCCGGAACAGGATGTGTTGTTCAGAAAACTGGAGCTACCCATAGTAGTGATGGTGCATTCAGGCGGCAAGTCCCTACATGCGATTGTGAGGGTGGATGCTCCCGACTACGAGGAGTACAGGAAGAGAGTGGATTTCCTTTATACCTTCCTCGAAAAGAACGGAGTCACCATAGATAAGCAGAACCGCAATCCCAGCAGGCTCTCCCGTATGCCGGGTGTCACCAGAAACGGCAACAGGCAGTATATCGTGGCTACGAATATCGGTCGCAAGTCATGGAATGAGTGGCTGGATTTTGTAGAGGGTGTAAATGACGAGCTTCCCGAGATGTCAGCTTTATCGGAGTACAAGGATAATCCTCCTGAGCTCCCGGGTGAGCTGATAGAAGGGATACTCCGCAGAGGTCACAAGATGCTTATATCCGGCAGTTCTAAGGCCGGGAAGTCGTTTCTGCTGATGGAGTTATGCATTTCAATCGCTGAAGGGTTACCCTGGCTCGGATTTAAGTGTGAAAAGGGCAGAGTCCTGTATGTAAACCTTGAGATAGACCCGGCAAGCTGCATTAACCGCTTCATAAAGATTTATGAGGCTATGGGCAAGCCTATGGATAATGCGGACAACATTGTGCTCTGGAACCTTCGTGGCCATGCAGTGCCGCTGGATCAGCTGGTACCGAAGCTCATAAGGCGTGTGAGAGACCAGCACTTTGACGCAATTATCATAGACCCGATTTACAAGGTCATTACCGGCGATGAGAACAATGCCTCCGAGATGGGCCAGTTTTGTAATCAGTTTGACAAGATCTGCACGGAGACCGGCTGCAGCACTATTTATTGTCATCATCACTCAAAGGGTGCACAGGGCATGAAGAAGGCTATGGATCGGGCATCAGGCAGCGGAGTATTTGCCAGAGACCCGGATGCACAGCTGGACATGATAGAGCTGGAGCTTTCAGAGGACATTATCAATAACGTCCGGGATAACGGTGCTACGGCATGGAGACTGGAGTCCTCACTTCGTGAGTTTGCGAATATCAAGCCTGTGAATTTCTGGTTTGAATATCCCCTTCACAAGATTGATTCAAGGGGTGTTCTCGGTGAGATGCCAGCGCAGGGCTCACCGGAGGCAGGGCGGCTTAAGAACCCTAAGAGCAAGTCACAAGATGAGGCAGCTACGGAGTTTCGGACGGCATACGATGCCTGCAATATGAGCGGAAAGGTTACGGTAAATGACCTGGCTGACTACATGGAGGTGTCGGATAAGACCATCTACTACCGCCTTAAGAAAATGGGTGATGAATTCTGTTTAGAAAAGGGCGAGATAAAACGCAGAGATACTGATAAATAGGGGCTTTGGGGCAGTTCATAAAATTCTTCGTCTAAACTGTATTTATATACATAAATACAAGAAGAAAAACCGGGTCGTTACACTCCCGAAGTGGGAAGGGCTTAAAAGCCCGCCCTTCTCCTTCGAGGATGTGAAACGACGACTGAACAGCTCAGAAGACCTGACAGAAGAAAGGGTTTAGAAAAATGAATTTCTTTATGGCTATGAAGCCTCCTACGGCAACAGCGCAGGAACATAGCGTGAGGGTCATTAAGGGGAAGCCGATATTTTTTGACCCGCCGAATGTGAAGGAGGCAAAGAAGCTCCTCATGGGGCATTTGATTACAAACAGGCCTGATACGCCAATCGAAGGTGCGGTCGCTCTGTCAGTAATATGGCTCTTTCCGAAGGGAAAGTCACATAAGAACGGGGAGTGGCGCATCACAAGACCTGACACGGATAACCTGCAGAAGCTCCTAAAAGACTGCATGACAAAATGCGGATTCTGGAAAGACGATGCGCAGGTGGTGTCGGAGAGGGTGGAGAAGCGATGGTCAGACGAACCCACAGGGATTTATGTAGAGATTACGGAACTGGAGACGAGATATGGATAAGAGACACAGAGATTTGGACCCGACAGGCTGCCAGAACCTGTGCAATGCGGTGGTGATACTGGCAGCGAGGGATTATCGGAAGGCACTAAAGACACTTAAGAAAAATCCCAATAACTACAAGGCTCTCTCAGAAAAAGATGAGCTTGAGAGGTTCTTCCGCAGCGATATCTACAGGATATACACGGAGGTGGACGGGGAGTTTCTTATGAGCAAATTAAAGGAGGAGGTGTCAGGATGACGGCAAAGGAGTTCTTGAATCAGGCCTACAGGATAGACCAGCGTATCAACAGCAAGCTGGAGCAGGTGGCTACCTTGAGGGAATTAGCCACAAAGACCAGCGTCACGCTCTCGGATATGCCGGGGAATCCTAATAAGGGCGAGTCCAGGGTGGAAAAGACCGTGGTGAAGATCATCGGCATGGAGGAAGAGATAAATGCCGATATCGACAGGCTGGTAACGCTTAAGCAGCAGATCATGGAAGCCATAAGCCAGGTCGAGCCCGTGGAATGCAGGATGCTTTTGGAGCTTAGGTACTTATGCTTCCGCACATGGGAGGATATCGCTGGGGAACTGAACTGCACGGTGCGTAATGTCCATCTGCTTCATAGCAAATCGCTGGGGCTTGTAAAAGTTCCTGAGAAATAAAAATATTTCACTAAATTTCACTGTTTTTCACATGGGCGAGTATGATATTGTTATGATAGCGAAAAATGAAAGATGGGCGAAGCCTCGGGGAGAAATCTTCGGGGCTTTTGTTATGCCTGAAAGGTTGTGGTGCTATGCCAAGAAGTCCCATGCGCGGGTGCGCTTACGGACGTTGCTCCAAGAGAGCCGTGTCGGGAAGCCAGTACTGCGAGGAACATAAAAAGCTATATGAGAAGCAGTACGATACTTACACCCGATCCCCAGACCACCACAGGAGGTACGGTCGTGAGTGGAGGCGTATCCGTGAGAGATATGCTTTAGAGCATCCATTCTGCGAGAAGTGCCTGAAAAACGGCGTGCTTACTCCCGTGGAAGAGGTGCACCACATTGTTCCCGTGTCCCGTGGCGGTACGAATGAGCGCGGTAATCTTATGAGCCTGTGCCAGTCGTGCCATACGAAGATGCATCACGAGATGGGGGACAGATAATAAACGCATGAGGGGGAGGGGCGGTCTTAATCTCTACGGGGCTGACCCACGGAAACCGGCGCCCCCCTTCGCGCACAAAAAATTCGGTTCAAACGGGGTATTAACCCCCGAGTCGGGAAAGGAGGTTCCCGAAATGGCGAAAGACGGTACAAACAGAGGCGGCAGGCGCGTACGTGCTGGCGGTAAGCCTGAAGCACTGGCAGATAAGATACAGCAGGGCAAGGAAGCGACCATCATGAAGGTTCCGGTATCGGACTTCGAGGGGACTGACCTTGACCCGGGTGAAGATTTAGAGGGTGTGGATATGCCTGACCCAAGCGCATATCTGTCTGCACTACAGAGGGACGGTAAGCCGCTGGGTGCTGACGTGATTTATAAGGAGACTTGGATCTGGCTCCGGGAGCGGGGCTGTGAGAAGCTCGTAAACAAGCGTCTCATAGAAAGCTATTCCGAGGCTTTTGCAAGGTATGTCCAGTGCTCTGAGGCAGTCAGCACCTACGGTATGTTAGGCAAACACCCGACCACGAAGATGGCGATTGCCAGCCCTTATGTACAGATGGGGCTCTCTTTTCAGAAACAGGCAAATCTCCTGTGGTATGAGATTTACGATATTGTGAAGCAGAACTGCACGACTCCTTTCGAGGGTATGCCGGGAGGTGACCCGATGGAGAAGCTGCTCCGCTCACGGAAGGGAGTGTGATACACATTATGAAAATGACATCAAATATGCAGACGGTCAGCGTAGATAAGCTGGTACCGTATGTGAATAATGCAAGGACGCATTCTCCCGAGCAGATAACGAAGCTTCGTTCGTCTCTTCGGGAGTTTGGTTTTATAAATCCGATCATCATCGACAAGGACTTTAATGTGATAGCCGGACATGGACGTCTCATGGCAGCCAAGGAGGAGGGCTTAAAGGAAGTGCCCTGTGTCCTGGTTGATTACCTGACGGAAGCACAGCGCAAAGCATATGTGCTTGCCGATAACAGAATGGCTATGGATGCCGGGTGGGACGAGGATCTGCTCCGTATAGAGATAGAAGAGCTGCAGGGAATGGACTTTGATGTGTCTTTCACGGGCTTTGACGAGGGAGAGATTGCAGACCTTTTCAAGGAAACCACGGAGAGCGAAGCCAAGGACGATGATTTCGATCTGACAGCCGCTCTTGAGAAGGCGTCCTTTGTGGAGCGGGGCGATATCTGGACGGTAGGTCGGCACAGGCTTATGTGCGGGGATGCCACTTCAAAAGAGGACGTGGCTGCGCTTATGAATGGGAAGCGTGGGAATATGCTTTTAACTGACCCGCCTTACGGTGTGTCTTTTAAGAGTTCCTCCGGGCTTACGATAAAAAATGATTCCATCAAGGATGAGGAGTTCTACACATTTTTGAAATCGGCTTTCGATGCCGTGGTGGAGCATATGGAAAAGGGCGGTGTGGGATATGTGTTCCATGCTGATACGGAAGGACTTAATTTCAGGAGAGCCTTTGTGGATGCCGGTTTCCATCTTGCGGGGTGCTGCATCTGGGTGAAGGACAGCCTGGTGCTTGGTCGCTCGGATTATCAATGGCAGCATGAGCCGGTGCTTTACGGATTTTTACAGACAGGGAAGCACCCGTGGTATTCCGACAGGAAGCAGACTACCATCTGGAATTTCAATAAGCCGAAGCGTAATGAGAATCACCCGACCAGCAAGCCGCTGGATCTGCTTGGTTACCCGATAGGGAATTCATCGCAGGAGAATGCAATCGTCATAGATACCTTCGGCGGCAGCGGCTCCACCATGATGGCCTGCGAGCAGATGAACCGCACCTGCTATATGATGGAGCTTGATGAGAAGTATGCATCTGTAATTTTGCGGAGAGCCGTTGAAATGGAGATTCCTCCGGAAGAAATATATGTAGAGCGTGGCGGTAAGAAGCTTATGTATGCGGATCTGGTAAAGGAGCTGGAGGAGTGACTTGTGTACTATGCACAGTCATTCCGGCACATTTTCCGGATATCTTTGTGTAGTAATCAGCCGATAATGTGCTTGCTATTTCTGCCCGTAAGAGTGATTTATAGTACAGCATTAAAACACGCCCACTGGCAAGCAAAGAAACGGAGGAACATTATGGAACTTAACTACAATGTAACAGGAAACGAGAGAAAAGCACTGGTCAAAGTCATTTCCGAGACCACAGGCGAGAAGGCGGTTTACAAGTTCACGCCGACCTACAACTATGAGATCGGGGAGCTTACGGTCACCAGATACGGCATCCTGATCATTCCGGACGGGGTGGACGGTACTGCGGTTATCGAAGCCCTTTCTGCAGCAGGCTTTGAATACGAAGCGGTAGGGACCGAGGAGACTGAGACAGATAAGACCGAGGCAACTACAGAGCCGGAGACCGAAGAGGAACCTGCTGAGGAGCCTGAAGAGACATCGGATGAATTGCAGGACGATGATGCTGATAACTACAGCGAAGAAGACCTATTGGAGCTTACGGTTGAACTTCCCCTTGAAAAGGTGGCGGTCGGCAACCTGACAAAGCTCCTTGAGGCGAAGGGAAGCCTGATAAAAGAAGCTCTGGGAGTGGATGACCTTTCCTACGAAATAAGGGAAGATCGGATTGCATTCCCCTGGTTTAAGACGGTCGCACCGGACGAGGCGAGAGCCTACACCCACTTTATCGCAGCCCTTTGCAAGATGGCGAAGGAAGCCAAGAGGGTGACCGCAAAGGATACTCCGGTAGACAATCCCAAGTATGCATTCAGATGCTTTCTTCTGAGGCTTGGATTTATCGGAGCGGAGTACAAGGCAGACAGGAAGATCCTGCTTAAGAACCTTTCCGGCAACTCCAGCTGGAAGAACGGGAAGGGAGGTGCTGGTGATGAGATTTCCGAGTAAAGAAGTGGTCGAGAGACTGCGCAGGGAATACCCTGCAGGAACCAAGGTCAGGCTTGTGAAAATGGATGATGCATTCGCGCCACCTGAAGGAACCATCGGAGTGGTTGAGGGCGTGGACGATACAGGAAGCCTGATGGTGCGCTGGAGCAACGGAAGTGGCTTAAATGTGGTCTACGGTGAGGACATCGTAGCCAGGATTACGGAGGAATGATTTATGAGCGAGAATAAAAAGAAAATACTTGAGGGTCTCGAATATGTGAGGAATACCGGCCTTACGAATATGTTTGACGCCAACATGGTACAGCGTATCGCTTTCGATAACGGATATTACCACCTCGTGAACTTTATTGAAGAGCACAAAAAAGAATATGAGCATCTGATCCTGACGGGTGAGTTTCCGGAGGGCTTTGACGAGTAAGGTTTAACAGGATATTTGAAAACGGATATTCCGGGAGATGAGCCGCAGGGCTCTTTCTCTCGTAGAGATAAAAAGTCGCTTCGGCGGCTTATTTTGTTGCGGGGTGATATTTTGCGGAAACTTAAAAAGTATAAGCCTACCAAGTTCAAAGCAAAGGACTCCTACTACGATGAAGAATCCGCAGATTACGCTGTGAATTTTATCGAGTGCCTGTGTCATACCAAAGGTACCTGGGCAGGAGAACCCTTTGAACTGATCGACTGGCAGGAACAGATTATAAGGGATCTGTTCGGAATACTGAAACCGAATGGGTACAGACAATTCAATACGGCATATGTGGAGATACCGAAAAAGATGGGTAAGAGCGAGCTTGCTGCGGCAGTCGCTCTTTTGCTTTGCTGTGGGGACGGAGAGGAGCGAGCCGAGGTGTATGGCTGCGCTGCAGACCGCCAGCAGGCCACTATCGTTTTTGATGTAGCGGCTGACATGGTGCGGATGTGTCCTGCACTTTCCAAGAGGGTGAAAATACTGACATCCCAGAAGAGGATTCAGTTTATCCCGACCAACAGTTTCTATCAGGTGTTGTCCGCAGAGGCCTACAGCAAGCATGGTTTCAATATCCACGGTGTTGTTTTTGACGAGCTACACACACAGCCAAACAGAAAGCTTTTTGATGTCATGACCAAGGGATCCGGAGACGCCAGGATGCAGCCATTATATTTCCTGATCACGACAGCGGGAACGGATACAAATTCCATCTGCTATGAGACGCATCAGAAGGCAAAGGATATTTTGGAGGGGCGCAAGATAGACCCGACATTCTACCCTGTGATATACGGGGCAGATGAATCAGAAGACTGGACAGACCCGAAGGTGTGGAAGAAAGCAAATCCCAGCCTTGGGATTACGGTGGGTATAGATAAGGTGAAGGCAGCGTGTGAATCAGCAAGACAGAATCCGGGAGAGGAGAATTCCTTCAGACAGCTACGGCTTAATCAGTGGGTAAAGCAGTCTGTCCGCTGGATGCCTATGGAGAAGTGGGATGCCTGTGCGTTTCATGTAGACCCGGAGGAGCTTGAGGGCAGGGTGTGCTACGGAGGGTTAGACCTTTCCAGTACGACAGATATTACAGCCTTCGTGCTGGTATTTCCTCCAAGGGATGAGGAGGATAAATTCGTCATCCTGCCGTACTTCTGGATTCCGGAAGAGACGCTTGACCTGCGCGTCAGGAGAGACCATGTTCCCTATGATTTATGGGAGCAGCAGGGGTACCTGGAGACCACGGAGGGAAACGTAGTCCATTACGGATACATAGAGAAATTCATAGAGCGGCTGGGCGAGCGCTATAACATCAGGGAGATAGCCTTTGATAGATGGGGAGCCGTACAGATGGTGCAGAACCTTGAGGGCATGGGTTTTACGGTCATACCCTTCGGACAGGGCTTTAAGGACATGTCACCACCCACCAAGGAGCTTATGAAGCTGGTGCTGGAGCAGAAGATAGCCCACGGCGGTCACCCGGTGCTCCGATGGATGATGGATAATATCTACATCCGTACCGATCCTGCCGGAAATATTAAGGCGGATAAGGAGAAGTCTACGGAAAAGATTGATGGTGCTGTGGCAACTATCATGGGATTGGATCGGGCGATACGCTGCGGTAATGATACCGGTGAGAGCGTATATAACTCCCGGGGAATCCTGTTTATCTGAGGTATGTGAATGATTATTTTAAGCATAATCGGCTTCCTGATCATCAGGGAAGCCATCAACACTACGATTGGAGGATATGAGAATGGGAATGTTTAGCGGCCTTTTCAAATCAAGGGATAAGCCTGAAAACAGGACGTCCGGGAGTTCATACAATTTTCTCTTTGGCAGTTCTACCAGCGGAAAGTATGTGAATGAGCGAAGCTCCATGCAGATGACAGCGGTGTACAGCTGTGTGAGGATTTTATCCGAGGCTGTGGCATCATTGCCTCTCCATGTCTATAAATACACAGGTGTGGGATCAGAGAAGGCAACAGAGCATCCACTGTACCATCTTCTGCATAATGAGCCGAATCCTGAAATGACGTCTTTTATTTTCAGAGAGACGCTCATGACGCACCTGCTCCTGTGGGGTAACGCCTACAGCCAGATTATCAGAAACGGCAAGGGTGAGGTCGTAGCACTATATCCTTTAATGCCGGACAGGATGAACGTAGACAGGGATGATAAAGGACGGCTTTACTACGAATACCGCACTAACTCAGATGACCCGAAGACTATGAAGGGCAGTACGGTAAGGCTGAAGTCTTCCGAAGTACTGCATATTCCGGGGCTTGGTTTTGACGGGCTTGTGGGTTACAGCCCGATTGCAATGGCAAAAAATGCCATAGGGCTTGCGATTGCGACCGAAGAGTATGGCTCTAAGTTCTTCGCAAATGGGGCAACACCCAGCGGTATACTTGAATATCCCGGCACGGTAAAGGACCCGGAGAAGGTCAGGGAGAGCTGGAACAAGGGCTTCGGTGGCAGTTCCAATGCCCAGAAGGTGGCTGTTTTGGAGGAAGGCATGAAATATACGCCTATCTCCATATCGCCGGAACAGGCGCAGTTTCTTGAAACACGGAAGTTTCAGATAAATGAGATTGCCCGTATATTCCGTGTGCCGCCACACATGATAGGGGATCTGGAAAAGAGCAGCTTTAACAACATAGAGCAGCAGTCGCTTGAGTTTGTTAAATATACACTTGATCCCTGGGTGACAAGGTGGGAGCAGTCGATACTGAGGACGCTTTTTACGGATGAAGAGAAAAAGAAATACTTTGTTAAGTTCAATGTGGACGGTCTCCTGCGCGGTGATTACCAGAGCCGGATGCAGGGGTACGCAACGGCAAGGCAGAACGGATGGATGTCAGCGAATGATATCCGTGAGCTGGAACAGCTTGACCGCATCCCTGCCGAGGATGGTGGGGATCTGTATCTCGTAAACGGCAACATGATAACCCTTCAGGCGGCATCACGGAATGTGGTCGGCTCTGGGGCAGACAACGGAAAGGAGGATAACGATTCCGATGAAGTTTTGGAAGTGGAAGAACAAGAAGGTACTGAACCAGGAGACGGGCGAGGAGGTAAGCGAGCGGGTCCTTTTCCTGAACGGCACAATCGCTGAGGAGAGCTGGTTCGACGGTGACGTCACTCCGGCTCTTTTTCGTGAGGAGCTAAATGCAGGTATCGGAAATATAACGGTGTGGATCAATTCACCCGGCGGTGACTGCGTGGCGGCTGCACAGATCTATAACATGCTGTTGGATTATAAGGGCGATGTGACTGTAAAGATTGACGGCATAGCGGCTTCGGCTGCATCCGTCATCGCAATGGCAGGAACGAGGGTGCTTGTCTCTCCGGTGAGCATGATCATGATCCATAACCCTGCGACCGTCGCATTTGGGGATGCCGTGGAAATGCAGAAAGCCATCAATATGCTCGCAGAGGTCAAGGAGTCCATTATGAATGCGTATGAGATAAAGACGGGTCTTTCCCGTTCAAAAATATCCCATATGATGGACGCCGAGACGTGGATGGATGCAAACAAGGCTGTGGAACTGGGATTTGCGGATGATATTTTATCCCGTGGCGAAAACGGGGAGGATATGGAAGCACCTGCGGTCTCCATGATGTTTTCAGAGGCGAAGGTTGTAAATTCTCTGATGGACAAGATTGCGGCAACTTGCCGTATCAAGCCTCCGGATGAGGGTTGCACCGGTGCAACAGGCAATGGTAACCAGCGCTCCGCTGACGAAATCAGGGAACGCTTAAATTTTATCAAGAGATTCATTTAAGGAGGGTCTTAACCATGATGATTACAGAGATGATTCAGAAGAGAGCGAAGGTATGGGATGCTGCAAAGAGCTTTGTGGACACCCACGAGAATGAGAACGGCGTGCTCTCCGCCGAGGACAATGCAACCTACGAGAAGATGGAGAAGGAGATCGAGGATCTGACCGCTGCTATCGACAGACAGCAGAGAGCCGAAGCAAGAGAGGCTGCTTTAAGTCAGCCTATGAATGCTCCTCTTACCGGCAGACCTGAAGCAAAGGCCGAGGAGAAGACCGGCAGGGCTTCCAATGCCTATAAGGAGGACTTCGGCGCACACCTTCGTGGTAAGCCTATGATTCACAATGTCCTTTCTGAGGGCGTGCTTGCGGACGGTGGGTATTTAGTTCCGGAGGAGTTTGAGCGTCAGATCGTGACAGGTCTGGACGAGGCAAATGTGGTAAGAAGCCTTGCAAAGGTCATCACCACCAGCGCAGAGCGCAAGATTCCTGTGGCAGCCACTCATTCCGCTGCACAGTGGACGGCTGAAAACGGAGCTTATACTGAGAGCAATCCTACCTTCGACCAGAAGACCATCGATGCTTTCAAGCTGACGGATCTGGTCAAGGTATCGCTGGAGCTTCTGCAGGATTCCATGTTCGACCTTGAGTCTTACATCTCCGCAGAGTTTGCCAGAGCCTTCGGTATCGCCGAGGAGCAGGCTTTCTGCGTGGGCACGGGTACGAACCAGCCTACCGGTATCTTTACTGCCAATGGCGGCACCGTGGGCGTTACTGCTGCGGCTGCAAATGCCATCACTGCTGACGAGCTTATCAGCCTGGTATATGCACTGAAGTCCCCGTATAGAAGGAACGCCAAGTTCCTCATGAACGATGCGACTGTGGCTCTTATCCGTAAGCTGAAGGACAACAACGGTGCATACCTGTGGCAGCCTTCCATCCAGGCAGGCGAGCCTGACAGACTGCTCGGCTATGAGCTCTACACCAGCCCTTATGTGCCGGGTGTGGCTTCCGAGGCTCTTACCGTGGCCTTCGGCGATTTCAAGAACTACTGGATCGCTGACAGGGCTGGGCGTACTGTCCAGAGGCTGAACGAGCTTTATTCTACCAACGGTCAGGTCGGCTTCGTGGCTACTGAGAGGGTAGACGGCAAGGTGATCCTGCCCGAGGGAATTCAGCTTCTGAAGATGAAGAAGTCTGGTTCCTGAGTAACAAAGTGATAACGGTGGTGGCGTGGCTGTATATACAGCTACGTCACTGCCATTTTGTGAGGTATATGCGATGGTGAGTTTGGAAGAGATGAAGAATTATCTCCGGGTGGATTATTCCGAGGATGATGATCTGATAAACGGAATGATAACTGCTGCAAAGAAACAGTGCATGGATATTTTACGGACAGAGGATGAGGCTGATCTGGAAGCTGCTGAAAACGGGAAGATAGCTGTCATGTTTGTGGTGGCATATCTGTATGAGCACCGGGAGGAGGCAGACCACAAGGCTTTAAACCTTACACTCCGGGCACTATTATTTGGCAGCCGCAAGGAGGGATTCTGATGGATATAGCAGCAATGAATGTAAGAGTGATCATTCAGAAAAACGATACGGTCACGGACAAATACGGCAACCACAAGAATGCCTGGACAGATTATTTCTCCTGTTATGCAACTATCAGCGGAGAGAACGGTCAGGAACAGGCTGTCGTGGGTGAGACCGTCGAGAACACGGACATGAATGTGACAGTCCGGTACTGTAAGGAAACGGCTGCCGTGGCTTCCACAACACACAGAGTCCTGCTGAATGGTGATATATATGACATTCTTGCTGTAGACCATCTGAACTACAAAAAGAAAGCCATCAAGCTAAAGTGCAGGAAAGTGAGGCGGTGAGTATGTCGACTACCATAAAGCCTGAACAGCTGGCGGCAGAGGTCATGAAGGGCTTGCAGGAGTATGCGGATCTGGCTACGGACGAGCTAAAAAAAGAGGTAAAAGCCGCAGGCCAGACAGCGAAAAAGGAAATATCAGCCAATGCTCCCAAGCGTACAGGGGCTTATGCGAAAAGCTGGGCGGTAAAGAACATGAAGGAGACATCTACCTCCCTTGAGGTGGTCGTACACTCACGTAATCGCTATCAGCTGGCACATCTATTGGAGCATGGTCACGCAAAGCGAGGCGGAGGCAGGGTTTCCGGCAGGCCTCATATCGCACCGGCTGAAGCAGATGCAATCGAGCAGCTGGAGAGAAATATAGAGAGGGCGTTGAAGTAATGGAAAAGCTTATAGCGTTGATGGCTGAGATTGGGATTGCCTATGCCTATGACCACTTTGCGGAGGGCGAGGGTCCTGACCCGCCATTCATATGCTTTCTGATTCCGGGAAATGACAATTTCTCTGCGGATGGGAGAGCGTATTACAAGATAGACGATGTTCACATCGAGCTGTATACGGATGAAAAGAATCCGGAAACAGAATATAAGGTGGAAAGGGTGCTTGATAAGCACGGTATTTTCTACCAGAAGTCAGAAGTATGGATCGACAGCGAGAAGCTGTACGAAGTCCTGTATCAATTTGAAATGGAGGGTATGACTAATGGCTACGAAGAAGAATAAGGTTAAGTTCAACCTTTGCAATGTGCATTACGCACTGAAGAATGTTGCGGAGGACGGCACGATTTCCTATGGCACGCCTGTGGCAATGCCGGGTGCGGTTTCTCTGTCCCTTGATGCAAACGGAGAGCCCAGCAACTTCTATGCTGACGGATATGCTTATTACACCATCAGCAACAATATGGGCTATGAGGGAGACCTGGAGCTTGCGATGATTCCTGAATCTTTCAGGACGGATGTGCTTAAGGAGGAGCTGGACTCCAACAAGGTGCTGGTGGAGAACGCCAACGTGGAGACAGCGAATTTTGCACTCCTCTTTGAGTTTGACGGAGATATCAAGAAGATTCGCCATGTGCTTTATAACTGTGCCGCCAGCAGGCCTGGCATTGAGTCTTCCACTAAAGAGGACGAGGTAGAGGTTCAGACAGAGACCCTGTCCCTGACTGCTACGCCTCTGGCAAACGGCTATGTGAAGGCAAAGACCGGTGATGATACTACCGATGCCACCTATCAGGGTTGGTACAACGAGGTATATCTGCCGACAACGACACCTGAGGAGGGAGAATAATCATGAGCATGACAAAGATGGTTGAGATAGACGGGAAGCAGGTGCCTTTTAGGGCATCTGCTGCTATTCCCCGTATTTACAGGATTAAGTTCCACAGGGATATTTACAAGGATTTGGCGGCTCTTGAAAAGGCTATCGGCAAGGGGAACGAGCAGGAGAGCAATCTCGATATGTTCTCCCTTGAGATGTTTGAGAACATCGCCTATATCATGGCGAAGCACGCAGACCCGGCTATCCCTGATACTCCGGAAGAGTGGCTGGATGATTTTAACACCTTCAGCATTTATCAGGTGCTTCCGAAAATCATCGAGCTCTGGGGTCTGAACATTCAGACTGACGTTCAGTCTAAAAAAAACTTCGAAGAACTGAGCGGGAAATGACAACGCCACTCTTTCTGCTCCGCTGCGTACAGCTTGGAATCCATATCAGTGAGTTAGACCTTTTGACCATCGGTATGGTGAATGATATGTACGCAGAGAGCAGTAACGATGATGTGAAATACGCTCAGGTAGCAACGCAGGAGGATTTCGACCGCTGGTAGGCTGGAATCTTCTTATTTTCTGATGGTGTGGATAAATAGACACATTCTGAATTTTTGAGAGGAGGGCGGTCATGGCTGCGTCCAGAATAAAAGGTATTACCGTAGAGATAGGCGGCGATACCACTAAATTACAGACTGCCCTGAAAGGCGTCAATACAGAGATTAAGAACACGGAGAGTCAGCTTCGTGATGTGAATAAACTTTTGAAATTAGATCCGGGCAATACGGATCTGATAGCTCAGAAGCATAAGCTCCTCGGACAGGCGGTGGATGAGACCAAGCAGAAGCTTGAAACCTTAAAGACTGCACAGGAGCAGGCAAATGAAGCCTTAAAGAACGGAACTATCACCCAGGAGCAGTATGATGGGCTACAGCGTGAGATAGCCGAAACAGAGGCGAAGCTCCGAGACCTTGAGGCACAGGCAAATCAGTCTGCCACAGCCCTTCAGAAGATTGCCGCTGACGGCGAAAAGCTAAAGACTATGGGCGATAATGTGACAGAGGTAGGTAAGAAGTTCCTGCCTGTCACAGGCGTGGTTGCAGGACTCGGCACAGCCGCTGTGAAGACTGCCGCTGACTTTGATTCCGGCATGAGCCGAGTATCGTCCATATCCGGAGCAACAGGCTCTGACCTTGATGCCCTGCGTGAAAAAGCCAGGGAGATGGGTAGCAAGACAAAGTTCTCTGCTTCAGAAGCCGCATCCGCTATGGAGTACATGGCGATGGCTGGCTGGAAAACGGAGGATATGCTGGGCGGTATCGAGGGTGTCATGAACCTCGCAGCCGCTTCAGGAGAAGACCTGGCTACAACGTCCGATATTGTCACGGACGCTTTGACCGCATTCGGACTGTCTGCAAATGACAGCGGACACTTCGCTGATATCCTTGCAGCGGCAAGTAGCAATGCGAATACGAATGTCAGCCTCATGGGAGAGACCTTCAAGTACTGTGCGCCTATCGCAGGAGCTTTGGGCTTTTCTGCGGAGGATACGGCAGAGGCTATAGGTCTTATGGCAAATGCCGGTATCAAGGGCTCACAGGCAGGTACTGCGCTCCGTACCATCATGAACAATCTGTCCGGGGATGTGAAAATCTGTGGTTCAGCAATCGGAGAGGTACAGATTGCCACTACAAACGCAGATGGCTCAATGAGAGATCTGAGCGATATCCTTGCGGACTGCCGGACAGCTTTTTCAGGGCTTACAGAATCGGAGAAGGCACAGGCGGCAGAGTCTTTAGTGGGCAAGAATGCTATGTCGGGCTTTCTTGCTCTTATGAACGCAGGAGAGGGCGATATAGCGAAGCTCTCCAATGCGATAGATAACTGTGACGGTACTGCGGCAAATATGGCAGCAACCATGCAGGATAACCTTGAGGGGCAGCTGACTATCCTGAAATCACAGCTGGAGGAGCTTGCCATTTCCTTCGGTGAGCTTTTAATGCCCGCTATCAGACAGATAGTGACATGGATTCAGGGCTTTGTGGATAAGCTCAACAGCATGGACGAGGGAACAAAGAAGGTTATCATCACCGTGGCTCTTTTGGCTGCGGCTATCGGACCGGTGCTGATAGTTGTAGGAAAGGTCATGAGTGCGGTAGGAACTATCATGACCATTGTTCCGAAGCTTGCCGGAGTAATTAATACCGTGAAAACGGCGATAATGGCTCTGAATACGACCATGCTTGCAAATCCCATCGTGCTTATCATTGCGGCGATTACTGCATTGGTGGCGGCATTCATATATCTTTGGAATACAAACGAGGATTTCAGACAGTTTTGGATAGACCTTTGGGAGGATATAAAAGAGACCGCTATTGCAGTATGGGAGGCTCTGAAGGAATTTTTCTCTGCTGCATGGGAGGCTATAAAGAGTACGGCAGAAACCGTATGGGGAGCAATCAGTGAGTTCTTTTCCGGGCTTTGGGAGGGAATTAAATCTATCTTCACAACGGTGGTCAATGCCATATCCACTTTCCTGTCGGGAGCCTGGAATACAATTAAAACAGTGGCTACGACTGTATGGACGGATATCTCGACCTTTTTCAGTACGATATGGACGGGTATACAGAATATAATCTCCACTGTGGTCACGGCAATACAGACATTCCTGACCACAGCGTGGAATACGATTAAAACAGTAATCTCTACGGTGATGACCGGCCTACAGACTGTGATTTCCACGGTTTGGACGGCTATCAGCACAGTGATTACTACAATCGTTACAGCGATACAGACATTTCTGACTACGGCATGGAACACGATACAGACCACGATTACAACGGTGGTAAATGCCATAAAGACCGTCACAGAGACCATTTGGAATGGAATAAAGACCGTGGTCACCAATGTGATGAATGGCATAAAAACCACCATCTCTACCATTTGGAATAATGTGAAAAGTACCGTATCTTCTGTGCTGAATGGCATAAAGTCTGCGGTATCGAGTGTATTTAACAGCATACTCAGCGCGATTAAGTCCGCAATGACAAATGTGTTCAATGTAGTAAAGTCAGGATTTGATAATGTGAAGAACCATATCACGGGGCTTGCATCTCAGGCATTTAACTGGGGCAAGGATCTGGTGATGGGAATCGTAAACGGCATCAAGTTCTGCATCAGTGCGGTGGGAGATGCTGTGAAGTCTGTGGCAGATAAGATTAAGGAGTTCCTGCACTTTTCAAGACCGGACACGGGTCCGCTCCGGGAATATGAGGAGTGGATGCCTGATTTCATGGGTGGGTTGGCTGAAGGTATAGAGAAGAGCAGGGGCATGATCCAGTCTGCCATGAAGGATGTGTCTGCGGATATGATGCTCAGTCCTCAGATAAGCGGCACACAGTTTGCCCTGGCTGATGGAGGCTCTATCGGTACAGATATGACCGGAATGATAGGAGCAATCAGAGAAGCGGTTCAGGGGCTTTCAGGAAGTGGTGGTGACATCGTTATTCCGGTCTACTTGGGCGGAACTCTTCTTGATGAAGTGATAGTCGATGCACAAACGAGGGCAAACCTGAGAAGTGGAGGTAGGTAATGGCATATTTACAGTATTTGAACTTCAATGGTGAAGATATACCGGAGCCTTCCTCCTATGATATAGGGCTGTCCGATATAGAGGCAGACTCCGGCGGCATCACAGAGGCAGGAACCACGCAGAGGGATGTTGTCCGAGAGGGTGTGGTGGAGATAAAGGTTTCCTTCCTCGTTACGAAGAAATGGCTGATGAAGCTCTCTGCGTACAAGAAAAAGCCAAAGCTGATTGTGCGTTATCTGGACACATCAACTATGCTGCAGGCACAGACTGAAATGTATATAGACGGATTTGGAGCGAGACTCCACTCGGATACATCCTACGGGAGCCTGTGGGATGTATCTTTCACGCTGAAGGAATTTTAGGAGGTGATCCTTTGTATCCTGTATCGGACGCATTCCTGCAGGCGGTGCAGGAAAATACAAGGAAATATTACTGGACCGGTCAGATAAAAACAAAGAGCGGTGTGACCTATGATTTTGACCAGGACGATATCATGAAAGGCAGCGGGTATATCTCTTCACAATGCTGTGGGAACACCGAGATAGAGCTTGGCACGGTCTATTCTGCGGAAATGGGTATATCTCTATTTTCGGATATAGACAGATATACTCTGGCTGATGGTGAGGTTACGCTGTCATATCACTTACAGCTGGCTGACGGAACATATGAAGAAGTGCCGATGGGCATTTTTGTTATCAGTGAAGCAAACCGCAAAGTCAGGACGTTGGAGATAAAAGCCTATGACTATATGCTGAAATTCGAGCGTAACTTCAATGACTTTGAAACGGTTGGTTCTGCTTATGATTTTGTGAATCTGTGTTGCTCATCCTGTAAGGTGGCTATGGCACAGGATCAGGCTTATTACGAATCGCTGCCAAATGGTATGACGGGGCTTTCGATATACTCCGATAATGACATAGAAACCTTCCGGGACGTTCTCTATTATGTGGGGCAGGTCTTGGGAGGCTTTTTCGTGATTAACAGAGAGGGAGAGCTGGAGCTTAGACACTACGGCACAGAGCCGGTGCTGACGATACAGAGAAAGCATCGATTTACCAGCAGCTTTTCAGACTTTATCACAAGGTACACGGCGGTAAGCTCCACCAACCTGCGGACTCAGATAGCAGAATATTATGCACTTGAAACAGATAATGCCCTGACGATGAACCTTGGGGTAAATCCACTCCTGCAGTTTGGACTGGACGAGACAAGGGAGCAGCTGATAAGGAATATCCTCGCTGATATATCCATCGTGAATTATGTGCCATTTGATTCAGATACTATCGGAAATCCGGCACTCGACCTGGGCGATGTCATAAAGTTCTCAGGCGGCCAGGCGGACAGTTCACAGATTGCCTGTATCACGTTAAACAGCGTCAAAGTGGGCGGTAAGCAGAGCCTGAAATGTGTAGGGAAGAATCCCGTGCTTTCACAGGCAAAGAGTAAGAACGATAAGAACATATCAGGATTGCTAAACCAGATCGAGGCAGGGCGTATCGGGATTCATACTTTCACGAACGCATCTGCCTTTTCTATTGCTGATGTGGATACGAAGATTATATCTATACAGTTTGCAACCAGTGAAGACAATCATGCGCAGTTTTTCGGACAGGTGATCGTGGATGTGACGACGGATCCGGTGTCAAAGAGTGTGACGGCAGCAGGGAATATAGTGATTCCGCCAACAGCAGTAGATGAGGTAAATCCGGAGGATCCGGATGAGCCAGAGGTAATCGGAATCACGGAAGAGCAGATGGTATCGATTTCCTTGCCCGTATGCTGGACGGAAGACGGACAGGCGATGGTCACTTTTACCTTTGAGTTTAATGATGAGATGATCACGGTACATAAGCCGGTGGAGACCTGGCATTCAGGAAAGCATACGATTCTTTTGTATTATCCGATTGAAAACGTAATCGCAAACTATACGAATACTTTTAATGTTTACATGAGGGTGACGGGCGGTACGGGAACCGTGGATACCGGATGGTGCGTAGCATCTGTTTCCGGTCAGAGCATGGGAGCATCTGCGGCATGGGATGGCACGATCACGGTCGAGGAATATATCGACAGGGTTCCGCTTAGTGGCGGACTTCAGGTTAAACAGATTGCGGATGATGTGGCAGTTAAGATCGATGAACTGATGCAGAGGGCTTATTCCGATACGGTTGTCGGAAGGACGACTCTGGGTGCCTTTGCGATGCCGGTTGACGTGGCAGGAAGCAATTTATAAAAAACGGATCTGGCAAGGCCTGGAAACAGGCTCTGCCGTATGTGTTCTAAGAGAAGGAGGACGATATGGTATTACATGGCGAGATGGTCATTGAACTGACCGATGAGAATACGGGTACGGTGGAAACCATTCGTGAGAGTAATATGATCACGAATGCGGTAAACCACTTGCTTGGGATCAATCCGATGGGAGTATTTTACAAGGGCTCCGGACAGTATGATGACATGCTGCTATGGAATGATACGCTTCTGCCGATATGCCCGAACATGATAGGTGGGATACTGCTGTATGGCTCTGCTCTGACTGAGAATGTGGACAATATCTATCCGTCATCGGCAGTTTTGCCGGTGGCGTATGCGTCCAATGATGTTAATGCTACGGCGGACACCGCCAGAGGAAGCTTAAATCTGACGGAGAGCAAGGCCCTGGATGACGGGTATAAGTTTGTTTGGGAGTTCACGCCATCACAAGGGAATGGAACCATTGCGGCTGTGGCACTGACCTCAGCAAAAGGCGGAAATGCGGTATTCGGGAATGAAGTGAATTCCACAAACGGGTATCTGAAGATAAAGGAGACAAAGCTGGATACCCAGACGGATGATGAACTGGCGCTTCTGTATTCCGCTGTGGAAGTGGATTTTGAAAATAACGTGATGTATTCACTGAGGTTTGTGGATTCATCGGTTATTGTGAGAAAGCTGAGGCTGCCGGTATTCACACTTGGCCTGAACGACAGGATTGATGATACGACGATCACGGTGCTGGAAGAAACCACGCTTCATTGCAGCGTGTTCTCATTCACGACAGGCTATACTCCCTATGGAGATTTCCTGGACGGACATGACGGGTACTGGTATGGATTTTCCAATTCTATGAATTCCTCCGGGGATGCAACGATGAAGTGGATAAAGATCAAAAAGAGTGATCTGACGTTTACAGAGGGTACATGGACGCTTTCCAATGCACACCTGCGGGCGATAGGCTCATTTAAGGTTGATACCTATGTGAACAGAGCTGTGAGGGGTGTGATCCGGAATGGGTATCTGTATCTGCAGAATTATGATCTGGACGGGGTTTACAAGATAAACTTAAGCAACGTGACGGATATCACACTGATTCAGCTTGGTTTTACTTCGGCGAATAGAGCTTTGTCCGGATCTTCCACGAGTCAGTGCATGATGACGATGATCAATGATTTTATCATTGCGTATGACTTCATCATAACGGCGAATGACACGGTGATTCCACTGGCAGGGGCTGCGAGGTTTCCGTATATTGGTACGCCGCTGTTCCAGTATAAGGAGTTCCTGACAGGCTGGGGCGGCAATTATGGCTCGGATTATCACAACACCTGGCTGTTAATGCCGTATCTTGCGAGTATCAATAATCTGTCTCAGGCAATCGTAAAAAATGCGGATAAGACAATGAAGATCACGTACACGCTTACGGAGACATCCACATAACGTAAGCGGAGGTGGATTCGTAAGGAGAACCGCACCGGAAGGGTGCGGCTCTTTTCGGGAATGCGAGAGGTAATGTTCAGATAGTGCCTTTGGTGCGGTTCTTACGGCGAGCGCTCCCATAGTCAGCGGCAGGCTCTGCGACCAACATCGGCTTTGGCTCCGGTGCAGGGGTGATGCGGATGCTTCCCTCCTCGTACTCTACACGCAGGCGGTCTCCCACATGGAAGCCCAGGGCTTCGAGCCATTTGCCTTCCATCTGTATTTTCGGGTAGCTGGTGTAGCTGGTCGGGCGGTAAAAGTTGCCGTAATTGGTTCTGCTGGAATACTGGACTTTAATCTGTTTGGTTTTCATAGGCTGCTCCTTTCAAAATTCGTTGAGTAGGTTATCTGCTGCGATGGTTCTTGCTTCCTGCCTGCGGTAACGGTTGTAGCGCCGTTTTGCGGCGTCCTTTTTCAGCTGATACTCGTCATGGCTCTGAATCTGCCGAATGCAGGAGGCAAGGCTCCTGCCGTGTCCGTGCTGGTGCATGGGAGTGTCCCGGTGGTGCGTGTGCAGTATTTGAAAATCCTGCATGTACCCGAGATCCCGGCAGGCGATGTACCAGCAATGCTTTGTGTTCTTCGACTGAAGGGTGACTCCGTAGCACCCGGCTGTGATGACCGTGAAGTATTTCCGGTCGAGAGAATTGATTTCCTTTTGCGTAATCATCGGTTGTACCTCCTTTCGTGGGATTCCGCTGGGCTGGGTGCCTTTGCGGTAGTGTATTAATCACTCTACAGCCGATAAATAGCAACTAAAATCTGTACCATAAATCTCACAATTATCTGTGCAGATGATTGTGTAATAAGACATTTGGGATTAAGGCGGTTCTCCTTCGGGAGAGTCGCTTTTTTCATATCTGTAAACAAGCAAAAAGAACAGGAGGTTTTCAAGTATGAGAGAGTTTTGGAATGTGATTCAGTTTGTTTTCACTGCAATCGGGGGATGGCTGGGCTACTTCCTCGGGGGATGCGATGGGCTATTGTACGCACTGCTGGTGTTCGTGGTGCTGGACTATATCACGGGAGTGATGTGCGCCATCAGTGACCATTGCCTTAATAGCAACGTGTCCTTTAAGGGGCTGTGCCGGAAGGTGATCATTTTTGCGCTGGTTGGAGTAGGTCATCTTCTCGACACCCATGTAATCGGTAGCGGCGGCGTGATGAGGACAGCGATTATCTTTTTTTACCTGAGCAATGAAGGATTGTCACTTGTGGAGAATGCAAGCTATCTGGGGCTCCCGATACCGGAGAAGCTCCGCAGCGTATTGGAGCAGCTCCATCAGCACGACAGAGAAGATTCAAAGGGGGATGATGATAATGAGGTATAGTGAAAAGAATAAGCCGCTGGTCTGCATGATGACGCAGAGCACCTGCTATAAGCAGACCGAAAAAATGGATATCAAAGGCGTTCTCTGGCATAGCACAGGGGCGAATAACCCCTGGCTGAAAAGATATGTACAGCCAGACGATAACGCTAAGGATAAGGATTCTCTGATCAAGGTCATAGGGAAGAATACCTACGGCAATGACTGGAATCATACATCGGTACAGGCCGGGCTTAACTGCTGGATTGGAAAGCTCGCTGACGGGACGGTGGCTGCGGTGCAGACCATGCCCTGGAATTACCGTCCATGGGGCTGTGGTTCAGGGAGCAAGGGCAGCTGCAATACCGGGTGGATACAGTTTGAAATCTGTGAAGACGGTCTGGATGATAAGACGTATTTTGAACAGGTCTATCAGGAAGCCTGTGAGCTTACGGCTTATCTCTGCAAGCTTTATGGCATTGATCCGAATGGCAGTGTCCAATATAACGGAGTGACTGTACCGACAATTCTCTGCCATGCGGACAGCCACAAGCTGGGGCTTGGGAGCAACCACGGCGATGTTCTGCACTGGTTTCCAAAGTTCGGCAGGAACATGGATACTGTGAGAAATGATGTGGCGGCTCTCATGGGAGCGACATCGCCCGGGACGGAGAATAAGCCTGTCTCTGCTCTAAAGCAGGAGCTTTACCGTGTTCGGAAGACCTTTGCGGATTCCAAAACGCAAAAGGGTGCTTATAAGGTGCTTGCAAATGCCAAAAAGTGCGCTGATGAGAATCCCGGCTACTCCGTGTTTGACACTTCCGGGAAGGTGGTTTATGCCCCGTCACAGACCGCTTCTTCAAAGACAGATGCGCCTTACAAGGTCAGGGTGTCGGCTATGGATTTGAACATACGGACCGGTCCCGGCACCTCATATCCGAAGACAGGCTCCTATACCGGAATCGGAGTGTTCACTATAGTAGAGGAGAAGAACGGCTGGGGAAAGCTGAAAAGCGGCGCAGGGTGGATTTGTCTTGCGTATGCCAAAAGAATATGATGCATGGAAATATTGTGCCTGGATCGGGATTTTTTCTGATTCAGGCACTTTTTTTGCGCCTTGCTTTAGATTCGCCATTTTAGCGCGGCCTTTAGAACTGTAGTAGAAAGACAGAAAATGATCGGAGGCTTTGCATGGTGGATCAGCAAAAAGAAAAGAAAACCCCTGCCTGTCCGAAGTGGCTCCTGCCGGAAGCAAAGACGGAGTGGAGGAGGCTGGCAAAGAAAATAAGCATAACAGATGAAGAGATTATGGTGTTTGCAGGATACTGTCAGGCATATGCCAGATGGCGCGAGGCGGAGGAATATGTAACGGAAATAACGGAAAAGGGTATTGCTTCAAGCGGTTCGGGACAGATTCTGCCACAGGTATCCGTAGCGCAGACATACCTGAAACTGATGAGCAGTTTTGCCGGACAGCTTGGGATTGTTCCCGCAACGAGGGGGATTATGCATGAAGCTGACAAACGAACAGAAAAATCGGATATGGGCTCATGTGGATGAGAATGGCGAAGCAACGCCGTGTGTAAATGAAGAAGCAGGCAGTGATCATTTTGGGGAATTATCATCAAAAGTCCGTATGGAGGTTTTAGGCTGGCTGTTCCTTAATCTATGGGAGGCAAAGCCAAAAGAGGCGGCTGCTTTTATGACATCTATGGAAATTACCGGACTGCTCCGGCGTTCTGCGGGCATATCGTTGGCAGTTGGACAAGTGCAGGAGGCTCTGCTCCTGCTCGGATATGAGCCGTGGGATTCGGAGGGCGGGAACTGGGTCTATCGTGTTAGCCGGGACTGCCCTTGTTTAAGTCTCTGTTTTGACGGGATAAGCGGGCTTGAAATTAAGAACCGGTGCTGTCATGTGGCGGCAAGTAGGGTGGACATTGTTTAATAGGTAGAACTTCAGAAAAGATGCGGATATTCGTTGACTTATCAGCCTTTCAGAGTGATGTATGGTATGCCGCAAAGGCGGCAGCCACCAAGCTTTGAAAGGAGAGGGATATGAGGACATACATAAAGATGATGGAGAACCGGAAGGAACTGGTAAAAAGGTTATCGCAGCTCGCAGGGATAAAGGCGGAGTATACGAAGATGCCGAGATGCGCATTCCTTGTTGGGGATTATGCCGTGGAGAGGGACGGGACGCTGACGGTTCCCGATGACGCGGACATGGAGCCGATAGAGACTCTTCTTGCGGAAGGCATAATCCGGGAATACGATCCTGAAGCTGAAGCGAAAAAAGCAGAGGAACAAAAAAGGCTTAAGGAAGCACAAAATCAGGAATGTAAAAAAGCGGATGTTTCATTTCCGATGGAAGGGCATAGGGCAGAGAGCCTTAAAAACCTCGCGGTTATGGTCTGCAACAGGGGAAGCCTCATCAGTAAAGCGACAGGCGGACGCTTTTCATGTACGCCGGAACTTGTGGAGATACTTTCCACGGCAAACAGTGTGACGGAATTTAAGGACATCGTAAAAGAGCACGGCGGACTGGAAGGCATAGACATAACAGACAGGGTGTCCTTTACGGGCTTTCCGGATATGGCAGACAGGAACAGCGTACAGGCATTCACGCAGCTTGCATCGCTGATGAACAGATTTTCTATGGAACGGGGAACCGTGCGCATGAAACAGACTGACACGGAGAATGAGAAGTTCAGCTTCCGGATATGGCTGCTGGGACTTGGGATGAAGGGAGAAGAGTATAAAACGGCAAGGAGAGTATTGCTGGCTCCGTTGAAAGGAAATACAGCTTTCCGGACTGATGAGATTCGTGAGAGATTTCGTGCAAGACAGAAAGCGAAAAGGGAATCGGAAAGGGGAAGAGCATGAAAAAAGTACAGATCGGCAGGAGCCGGATGGCGGAAGAGATGGCACGGCCTTCGTGGGGGAACGAAGCTAAAGAGAAAAAGACTGCGGAGCACATATCGAAAACGCAGAAATCACATGATAAAAATGAAGGGAAGGTTGCCACTATAGCTGCGGTGACAGAAGAAAAAAAGATATTCCGTGTAGCAGCTTACGCCCGTGTGTCTACCGACCTTGATTCGCAGGAAACTTCTATCGAGAACCAGAGAGAACATTACCTGCATTACATTGAAGGACATGGGGATTGGGAGCTTGCAGGTATTTATGAGGAATCAGGAGTCAGCGGTACGAAGGCGGATACAAGACCCGAGCTTATGAAACTGATGAAGGATTGCAGGGCAGGGAAGATTAACCTTGTTATCACAAAGTCCATCAGCCGTTTTGCACGAAACACATCAGAGTGTATTGCGATGGTCAGGGAACTGACCGGCATTGGCATTACCCTCATCTTTGAAAAAGAGAACATAGATACTTCAAAAATGGAGTCGGAGTTCCTGCTGACGCTCCTGGCGGCCTTTGCGGAGAGCGAGTCAGCCTCCATCTCCACCAACCAGAAATGGGCGATACGGAAACGCTTTCAGGCCGGAACCTACAAGGGCGGCAAGATGCCATACGGATACAGGAAAAGTAAAAACGGGTACGTCATCCATCCTGCGGAGGCCGCCACGGTACGCAGGATTTTTTATGCACTGGCCGAGGGGAAAGGCACCGTGGTCATCGCCGGGGAGCTGAATGCCGATAAGGTCCCAACCTGGACGGAGAGCTACAAAGGACTGGAGCCGCAGGGGCGTTGGCGGTCGAATTCCGTCATCGCCATTGCCAGAAACGAGTTCTACACCGGCGACAGCCTCTACCAGAAGACCTTCATGGATGAAGGGTACAGAAAGCGTGTGAACACCGGCCAGCTCGACCAGTACCTGAATGAAGCCGACCACCCCGCGATCATCGACCACGATACATTCCGGCGGGCGAATGAAGCAATCAGGGAGCACGGGGAAGCCTACGGGCGGCAGGCGGCAGGAGAGGCAAAGCGATATGTGTTCTCCGGCAGGCTGCGCTGCGGGTGCTGCGGAGGGAGCATGAGCCGCGGCAGGGACACAAAGCCTTTTTACGCTTGCGGGAACCATACGCACAAAAGACCCGTGAGACTGGATGACGGGACGGAGGCTCCATGCCCCATGCTCCCGGCGTTCGAGCAGGATGTGAAGAACGCCTTCGCCACGGTGCTGAACAGGCTGGCGGCAGACCCTTCCATTCTCGCTTCCCGCGACACGGCGGAACAGGACGCGGAGGAGAGGGCAAACCTCGAAGCACAGCTTCAGTCCATCAGACGCCGCCAGTCCCTGCTTCACGACCGCGCCCTGGCGGACAGGTACACGGCGAAGCTACGGGAGAAGAAGGCCGCGCTGGACAGAGAAGAGAGGATGGTTACGGAGAGGCTTGCACAGATGGAGCGGAAAAGCCCTGTGGCGGATCTGAAAAAGGCCATAAGGAAGCGTGGCATACAGGAATCCTTCACGGAATCTGACGAAGCCCTGTTTGCCGCATTCGTAGACCATGCCGTCCTCTGGTCAAAGGAAAAGGCGCAGTTTTACTTCACCTGCGGCCTTGTGATCGAGGAGGACATGCACGTTAAGAAAGTTGGAAGGTCGTACACGGAGCTTCCCGTGAAGACGGGATTTGACGACCGGAAAGGAGCATTCACATGGCAGTAAGAGTTATCAGAGCAAGAAGCACAGACCCCGTTGTCACCACGGCGGAGGCACTCGTAAAGGCGGCGGCCTACTGCCGCGTCTCCACGGATTCGGACGAGCAGGAGACATCTTACGAGGCGCAGGTCACGCACTACACCAATTTCATCCAGTCGCATCCCGGCTGGGAGCTGGCGGGCATTTTCGCGGACGAAGGCCTGAGTGGAACCCAAGCGAAGACCAGACCACAGTTCAACGCGCTCATCGCCGCCTGTGAGGAAGGTACAGTCAACCTTGTGATCACCAAATCCATCAGCCGCTTTGCCCGTAATACGTTGGACGCGCTGAATTACATCCGGAAACTGAAAGCCCTGAACATCCCCATCATCTTTGAAAAGGAGTCCGTGAACACGCTGGAAGCCTCTGGGGAGCTGATGGTCACGATCCTCGCGTCCATTGCCCAGCAGGAGTCAGCGTCCATAAGCCAGAACGTCCGCATGGGCATCAACTTCGGATTCCAGGAAGGCAGAGGGCGGGTCAACTTCTCCTCCTTCCTCGGCTACAGGCGAGGGGACAAGCCGGGAACCTACGAGATCGTCCCGGCAGAGGCGGAGATTGTTCGCCGCATCTACAGGCAGTTCCTTGAGGGCTACAGCCCGAAGATGATCGCGGACGGGCTGATGGAGGATGGCATCTGCACCCCGTCCGGCGGGGAGAAATGGTACCCAAGTACAGTAGCGAGCATTTTGGAAAATGAGAAGTACGCCGGGGATTTGCTGATGCAGAAATGGTACGTGGAGGACTACCTGACCCACAAGTGCGTGAAGAACAGCGGGGAGAAACCGCAGTATTTTGTGGAAGACGATCACGACCCCATCGTGCCGAAGGCGGTGTTCTATCAGGTGCAGGGCGAGAAGAAGCGGCGGAGCGGTCTGGCGAAAGACCCAAGCAAACTCCGGTTCGGGAACCGGCTGGCGCTGAACGGCAGGCTCATCTGCGGCAAATGCGGCAGGACGCTGAAGAGGTATGTGAAACCGGATGATGCCCTGACCGACTGGCGGTGCAGGCAGAGGGCGCTGGTGAAGAAGACGGATTTCCACGAGGATGTCCCGACGCGGTGCGACTGCCGCATCGTGAGGGAGACCGAGGCGCAGAGGGCTGTGGTGATGGCATTTAACACACTGCCATCAAGGCGCGAAGAACTGGTGGTAGCAAGGGAGAGAATGATTACGGGCGAGATCGGCAGGATCGACGCACTTCTCAAAACGCTGGACGGCCAGCAGGACAGGCTGGAGGAGCGGCTGGAGGTGTTGGCAAGCCAGGTGCCGGAGGACGAGGAGCCGATGAACACCACCGTGGTTGACGAGGTTGGCAGCACACAGGTGATTACCAGCGAGATGGACGAGGCGGCCTTCCTGAGAAGCCAGATCGTTGAAATTAGACGCCGGAAGGACGCGCTCTACGCTGAGCGGGCGGAGCACGCCAACACGGAGGTACAGATCAGGCTCCTGCTGGAGCTGGTGGACGAGATGGTCAAGAACAGCCTGCCGGAGTGGATGAGCCGAGAAGCGGAAGCTGTAGAAGAGACCGGAGCCTGCCGTGATTATGACGAGTTCTTTAACCGCACGAGGTACACGGTGCCGGAGGGAGTGCTGGACGAGAACGGACGGATGGAGGCTTTCAACAACGACCTGGTCATCCGCTACCTGGACAGGGTGGTCGTGAAGGATGACGGCTATGAGGTGGCTTTCAAGGCTGGTGTGACCGTGGAGGTTGAGATTTGAGATGTAAATGGTGGGGCAGCATATCACTGTGGGAATGGTGGTAGGGCTGCCCGGTTTTTTGCTTTATGAGGGTGATCACATGAGCAAATCCGCACTTGCGCTCATACTCACGCCTGTGATATACTGCCGTCAGGCGAGGCTATGGTTCTCGCCTGTTTCTCGTTCAGGAAAATTTCTGAAAAATCCGTTGAAATCAGCCCCAGGTTTTGCTATAATATAGGCGTATCTTTATGCTCACGTGCAGGGGTAAAGAATCCGCGCTGGCAGGCCGATACATGAGGAGAGAACTTCTCATATTTTTGACGGAAAGGGGACTTGACAGCCATGCGGAATAGAAATACGCTGTTCAGAGCAGAGCAGAGCAGAGCAGAGCAGAGCAGAGCAGAGCAGAGCAGAGCAGAGCAGAGCAGAGCAGAGCATGGGCTAACTGCGCCCTTTTTGCGCTTGAAACGGAATACTACATTCGTGATGGATAACCGTCGGACTTTGACGGGGTAAGTATACCCTGTCGGGTTCGGCGGTTTTTATCATACAAGAATAATCACAAGGAGGAATTTAGATGAAACACAAAACAAGAAGGAAGCTGCTCAGTTTCCTGCTCAGCCTGGCGCTGGTGCTGGGGCTGATGCCGGGGATGAGTTTGACGGCTTACGCGGCGGAAACTATCGATCTTTCAACTCTTACCGGCAACTATACGGCGAATAACGGCGATGTACTGACCGGCACGCTGGGCGGCAACTATAAAATCTCCATCGCTGATGGTGCCACGGTGACACTCAATGATGTGACCATCAATGGCACGAACAACACTAACTACAGTTGGGCGGGCATCACCTGCGAGGGTGACGCCACCATTATCCTTAGCGGCACAAACATCGTGAAGGGATTTTATAGATTTTATCCTGGTATCTCTGTGCTCGCTCAAAAAACGCTGACCATCAAGGGCAGTGGCTCGCTCACGGCCAGCCCCTGCGACGACCGTGGTACTCAAAATAGTGCAGCGGGTATCGGCGCTTTCTATCAGCAGAATTCGAAATCTTTTGCTTGTGGAAATATTGTTATTGAAGGTGGAACTATCAACGCCACGGGCGGTCAATATGGCGCGGGCATCGGTGGTGCCTGGTATAATGGTTGTGGCAACATCACCATTACAGGTGGCACTGTTACAGCCACGGGCGGCGGATGGGCCCCGGGCATCGGTGGAGGCTACAAAACTGGAGGTGGCAATATCACAATTACGGGTGGCACTATTACCGCCACAGGTGGCAAAAATTGTCCCGGCATCGGAGCTAATGATGGATCGTCCGCTTCTGTTTCTAATTTGGGTGACATCACCATTACCGACGGCGTGACCAGCGTCACCGCTACAGGTGGCAATTCAGCACCGTACAGCATCGGAGCAAGCAAAAATTGCTCGTGCGGCACCATCACCATTGGTGGCACTGTAACTGGTAACATCTCTACCAATCCCTACACCTACCCGTTACCGCATACCCACAGCTTCACCTACACCGCTGACGGCCACACCATCACGGCGATGTGTGGCAACGATGGTTGTGATTTGACGGACAGCAAGGCTATACTCACTATCGCAGCCCCTACGCTGACGACCTACGGCGGCACGGGCAGTGCGGCGGCGACTCTGACAGGACTTGACGCTTTCAACAGTGCCACCGGCAAGAACATTGCTACGACCGGCATCAAGTACATCGGTAGAGACGGGACGACCTATACAGAAAGCACAACTGCGCCTTCAAACGCAGGCAAGTATACCGCAAGTATCACAGTGGAGGAACAGACTGCTTCTGTGAATTATGAGATCGCAAAAGCGGATACTACTGCACCGACAGTCCTGAATGCTACCTATGGGCAGACACTGGCAGATGTGACGCTGCCCGATGGTTGGACATGGGCAGACAGCACACAGAACGTCGGCAGTGTGGGTAGCAATACATTCAAGGCAAACTTTGCTGGGGATAGCAACTACAACGCCGCCTCTGATGTGGATGTGACTGTAACGGTTGGCAAGGCAGCGAATCCAGCAACTGTTGCAAGCACAGCAACTGTGATGAAGGGTGGAAATACTGTTGATCTGGCAAGCAATGTCACATTGAACGGAGCAACAGGTGAAGTCACCTATGCCATCGCCGGCGATGCAAACGGTTGCTCTTTGAACGGCAGTGTTCTAACTTCCGGAGAGAATCCAGGAAGCGTGACTGTAAATGTATCCGTTGCAGAGGACAATAATTATGATCCACTTGCCGCAACGCTAATCACCGTGACGGTCAGCGACAAGGGTACACAGACAATCAACGCTTCTGATGTGACTGCCACCTATGGTGATACTAACAAGAAAGTCGAAGCTACTACGGACGGCAATGGAGCAATCAGCTATGCAGTGAAGGATGGCAGCGCAGGTTATATCGACGTGGACGCTTCCACAGGTGCATTGACGATCAAGAAGGTCGGCACAGCTACCGTTATTGTAATGGCAGCGGAAACCGATACATATGCACAGGCTGCCAAAGAAGTGACTGTAACAATCAACAAGGCGAATGCTGTCGCGGCTACGGTTACTGCTAACAACCGTACTTATGACGGAACGGATAAACCGCTTGTGAATGTGACTGGCGGAGCGACTGGCGGCGAAATGCAGTACGCCATCGGCGATGCAAATGGAGCAACACAACCTTATACCACATCCATCCCAACAAAAACCGAAGCCGGAACCTACTATGTCTGGTATAAGGTTAAGGGAGACGGAAATCATACTGATACCGAACCTAAGTCTGTGCAGGTTACGATCACTGAAATAGAGATCACATCGATAAGATTAAAGGCAGTAAACGGCACGACGATGGTGCCCGGAGCCAGCCAGCAGATCGAAGCGGTGCTTATGCCTTCAAATGCAAGCGCTAAATCACTTTCATGGAAAAGCTCAAATGAAAAGGTGGCGACCGTATCGGGCGGTCTTGTGACGGTAAAGCCTGAAAACGGGATAGACTGGGGAGGCGCTTCATCAGTTGAAGTAACTATCACTGCTGCATCGGCAAAGACGGAGGCATCAATAACGATCCTTGTAAAGAAGGTCGAAAAGGAAGTGACCGGTGTAAAAATTGATCCCTTATCGTTAAAAGAAAATCTAAAGCCCGGTGATACCTTCAGGCTTACTGCTGAAATAGAGCCGTATGATGCGACAGATCAGACAGTCATATGGGAAAGCTCTGATAAAAATGTTGCCGAGATCAGTTCTACGGGTATGGTCACTGTTAATGGTTTCGGAGAGACTGTGATCACCGTAAAAACAACAGACGGGAAGATGTATTCCTTAAAGCTTGAGGTAAAAAAGATAGCGGTAACGGGGATCTCGATAAATATGGCCGGAGGAGATGATTATCTCGTCACGGGAAGGAGCACCCGTCTTTCAGCTACGGCAGCGCCGGATAATGCATCGGATAAGAGAATCGTATGGGAGAGTTCTGATGAGACAGTAGCAAAAGTAGATGAAAACGGAGTTGTAACAGGTGTAGGAGCCGGTAAGGTCACGATCACGGCGACCTCAGCATCGGATCCTTCAAAGACAGCGGCATTGACGTTCATTGTGTTTGACAGCAAGGATGCCCTTTATGTTGAATTTACGGATGGTTCCGAATATACCTATACGGGAAGAGGCATAGAGCCGGTCGTAAATGTATACTATCATGGAAAGCGCCTGATGTGTGGTACGGATTATACGGTAAGCTATAAGAATAATGTAAATGCAAGTGAAGGCACAGATGATAAAAAAGCTGCAAGAGCGATTGTGACAGGAAAAACGGTGGCTGCAAAGGCGGAGGCAACATTTTGCATACTGCCTGTAGACATCGGGGATAAAACACTGGTATCGACACAGGAGATAAATGTTGCCTCCGGAAAGACTGCATCTCCCGTGCTGTTTTTCGGAGGGAAAAAGCTCCGCTCAAAGGCCGGATGGGAGACATATTATATCGGAAAAAATGAAAACGGCGCGGATATGTACGGTTCTTATTACACCCCGAAGAGTTTCGATAATCCGTATGAGAAGACTAAATTCAATAAAAGCCGCCCGATAACCGTATACGGCAGTGGCAACTTTACCGGAGAGCGTGAATTGTGGGTAAATGTGAAGAGCAAGGCAGAGATAAATAAGATGTCAAGGATAAAGGTTAAGTCCTTTAAGCCGGTAAAAAGATATTATAACGGTCAGGCGCAGCCTCTGTCATCAACCGAGATCACAGTGACGGATGCCTCCGGTAAGAATAAGACACCGCTTGTGATAAACAGAGATTTCTATATCTCATACCCCGCAGATATAACAAACGCTGGTCAGGTTAAGATCGGGATCATCGGTATGGGCGACTATACGGGTTCCTGCAGCAGGTCATACAGGATAGAAGCGGCTTCGTTTGATACCGATGCGATAGAAGGGGTAAGCTTAAGCTTCCCCGATGCCAAAGGAAAATATGAGGCAGGAGGAAAGACCTATGATTCCTTTGTATATGATCCGGCAGGAGTCCTCCCGGCAGTTGATGTAACCGTCAAATTCAAGGACGGAGGAAAGGAGACACTGATTGCGGGCAGGGATTACAGAGTGACCTATAAAAACAACAAAAAAGCCGGGGCTGCAAACAGTAATAAGCCGGCGAGTGCGATCGTTACCTTTAAGGGTAGTTATAAAAAGATAAATAAGCAGACGAAGGAATTCTATATAGAGCAGGCTGATCTGAAGAATGTTAAATTGTGCGCACAGGATAAGGTTGTCACAAGCGCCTCGGGAAGATATCCGCTTTCGGTGCCTGCAGCCGACTATGCCGGTGTACAGGTAAATAAAAAGGAATATACTGTAAGCTATAAGTCGGACGGAAGTCTTATAGATAAGAATTCAAGGCTTAACCTTGATGCCGGAAAGTCAGTAAGCGTGGATGTGGAGATAACGGCAAAGAAAAACGGAAACTATACG